ATTCAGAATTTAACTGACGACATAAACAATTCATTTGATACATTCAAAGAGCCCGGCAACAACCTTTTGAGTAAATTGGAAATTAATTAATTTGGGAACTTTTAAAAATTGTCAAATTCCTCCGGAACTTTTAAAAAAAAACATAATATAAGTATACAAAATGGTTAGTGTTGATGTAAAAAAAATTTATAATAAAGAATTATCGGCTTTGAGTCCATCTCACTCAAATTCAAATTATTTTGATGTTATTTTAGTCGTCTTGTTCATTTTGAGTATTGTAACCATACTTTACACGCGACTATTTTTCGGAATCGCCTCTGATAATTGGGAAGTAGCAAAATGCAATCCAAAGTATATTTTTTATTCAGGATATATTAAACAAAATCCTAATTCAAATTCATTTCATTCTACTGTTGATAATTTCAACGACTGTATTGTTAAATTTAACAATCAAAAAAATGGTCAGTTCTCCAAAATATTAGAAGAAAACAAACTAGAACATTTACAGCGATCAGATAATGCTGTAAATACACACAATAAGTTGTCAAGAGAGAGAGTATTACAATTGCAAAGACAAGTAAACGCAAAGAATGAAGAGTTCAAACTACAGATTGAAAATGTCGAACAGTCGCGTAATACAAGCGCTCTTCAAAATGAACTTGATAAACTGAACGCCATTATAAGCGACATTAAAGAATATGCCCACACGTATTTGACATACGCAATGATGAATTTTGTATTCAAATATAAAATTTCAAACGAAGATGACACAAGCGGAAACCCTATTAGTACAAGTGAAACCTGTATTGGACTCGAAAAGCCAGTCTGTAACTCAAACGCATATTGTGATTATAATAGCGTCGAGGAGTCCTGCAAAACTATAACAAAAGGAAACTTTTACAGACAAGAAGCGCTAAAAATCAACGAAACAATCAAAAACTATTTTGTAAATAATAAATTATAGTAAAATATATATTAAGAGTCAAATGTATTTACAAATAACAATGAAATTGCTATATGTTCTCCTATGTTTAATAATTATTGTATCAATTTCAATTTATCGCACAAAATTAAAAATGGAAACATTTATTTCGCAAGTGACCAAATATGAAAGCACAAAACAAAGTAAAGTAGGAGATATTGACATTTTAGGAACAAGTAAATTTTCTCCAGAGTGTTGCCCACATACATACACATCATCGTCTGGATGTTTATGTGAGACACAAAACGAAACCGCTATTATATCTTCCCGCGGCGGAAATAAATGTTGTTGTTAATGCGATAAACTGGAATGAACATACAACTCTTGGTAAATAACGTGGCTGATAACGACGCCCTTATAAAAAGGGAACAAACCTGTATGAAAAAATATTTGTTGTTCTCCGAGAAAGAATAACAACAAAGTAAACCCTAGAATAAAAGACACGTTGAACACGCAGTTTTTTTGGAGAATTTTGTTATTCAAATAATAATGGTTTGGAACGTGAATAAAGCACATATACCAATAAAATAGTTCTCGGTTTATTATAAAAGACAATATCGTTATGAATGAGAGCAAATATTGGCGCAATTCGTTCCGGTTTGGTCTCAATGTGTTCCGATAATCGTGTCGAAAATGGACAAGAGTTGACACAAGAAAAAACGCATTCAACCCCAACATTGTCACATCATTTTGAGATAATCCAAATGATGTTGACACGCAAAACGCATTCATGGATAATAGTTGCTTGGTATTGTTATTTTGCGCGGCATGAATCAAATCTGTAATTCCGTGTGGTGCGATAACAGTTGTTAGTATTTTATGTTTTATATGATAAATTGGAAATATCATATATAAAAAAAATATTTTTGTATTTATTATCATTTTTAATCAAATTATTTGTTGCCTATTCAATTGATGTTCCTCGTCAGTTTCTTGGACTACATGTACATGTTCAAGTGCGATAAATTATTCTCTAAATTCTTCGTAATAATTTTGTCAACAATATTTTTATCCAACGTGTATGGAAACACAATATTATTAATAATGTCTTCTCCAAAAAGTTTGGAGTCATTGCCCATCAAGTGATAAAGATTTATTTTTGAGTATATAATTTCTAAACAGCGTTTAAGGTTACGCACTCCTTTTTCTTCACCCGTGAATTTTTCTACCAAATATTTCACGATATCTTCGCCAATAACAATACTAGATTCCTCCATATTTAGTTCCCTTTCTAGACTAGGAATCAAATATTTGTGACTAATAACAACCTTTTCTTGGACACCATATCCCTTTGTTTCAATGCTGTGCATTCTGTCTTTCAAAATGGAATTGACCTTGCTCTCGTCATTGTAACTGAAGATGAATAAGCACTTGCTTAGATCAAAATCTATTTCTGAGAAATATTTATCATGGAATTTGTCATTTTGGGACGTATCTGTGAGATGCGTCAAAATACCGATAATTTCTTCTCCTCGCGGCGTGTCGCTAACTTTGTCAAGTTCATCAAAATATATGACCGGATTTGACGATTTACATTGGATGAGAATGTCAACGATTTTTCCGTAGGTGCTTCCTTCATATGTGTACGAGTGTCCTTCCAGAAAACTGCTATCAGTTGCACCACCCAGAGCAATAAACGCAAACTCGCGATTCAACAACCGGCTAACACCTTCTTTGATAAGGGTTGTCTTACCTGTTCCCATTGGACCTTTGATAGCAATCGCATTTCCGATAGAATTTGGATTTGAAATCCACTGTGCAACCATTTGCATGAATTGTATTTTCGCGTCTTTCATTCCGTAGACCGCGTTGTCTAGAATTTGTTGACTTTTAGAAATATATTCTTTGATTTCTTCTTTCGTATTATCTTTAGTGATTGGTAAAGACTTTATTTCGCCAAACGGAATCCGCATAAATGTATCAACCCAAGACTTTAATTTGTGATATTCTCCTCCTCCTTCCGCTATCGCCTTCATCGTGTTGATTTTTTTCATCGCAACCGCTTTGAATTTATCTGGAATATGTACGGATTCCAGCAACTGAATGCGATATGGTTTTGCAACACTTGTCAGTTTGCTAACGTTTTCAAGACTTTCAATCATCTTCTCTTGCTCTTTACAAGTTAATGATTCTTTGAAAAACTTTAGATCATTGATTGTATTTTTATTTGAAATTAGCCCCATATATTTTTTGATATTCTTGCGCTTCTTGTTATTTTCGCTCTTTTTTTTCTTTTTCAGAACTTCACTTTCAAATTTTTTAACTTCTTTAGAAACATTTTTATTTTTGATTTTGTTATTATTGCGAAGCTCTTTCATAAATTTAGAAAGTTGTTCGTAGTATTCGGATTCATTCATATCACTTTTCTCTTTATTTGATTTATTTTGTTTATCGCTTTTGTTAGCATTTTTCTCAGAATTATCAGAACTCGTTTCTTCTTCATCTTCCGTTTCATCTTCTTCATCTTCTTCATCTTCATCTTCTTCTTCTTCTTCTGACTCTTCTTCTTCTGATTCTTCATCTTCACAATCTTCTTCACTTTCTTCTTCATCTTCGCTTTCTTCTTCTGTCTCGTAATCTTCGTCTTCATCTTCTTCTGTCTCATAATCCTCATCTTCTTCACTTTCACTTTCGCTCTCTTCTACTTTTTTTTTATGACGCTTCTTTTTATTGTTGGAAGATGGTGGCAGAATTGTAAACATCATTTCATAATCATCGCGTTTCTTGGACGTTGATTTTGTGGACGATTTCTTTTTATTTTTACCAGACTTATTTGACGCACGATGTATTTTGTTAGACATGTAATCAGAAGGAAACAATTGCTGGAGCAATTTATTATATTCCTTTGGATTCAATACAACATTTTCTTCATCATTATCAGAATCAGACGATGAATCGTCGCCGTTGTGCTTTGAAGAAGTGCGTTTCTTGTTTTTTGGCATGTTGAATATTGTAGTTTATACGTATAGATATTTAAATCCAAATGAAATCAATTTTATTTTCAAATGTCAATGAATTTTTCGTTGTTCAAAAATAAAATTGAAAATAAATAAATATAAATATACTAAGTTATAATAAGACAGACATGGATAACTCTTCGTTCAATAACCCGTCCAAAATTATCGGGATACAGTTTAGCATCTTTAGTCCCGAAGAAATAGAGAAATATTCTGTAGTAGAAGTGACAAACAAGGAAACTTATGTAGGAATCAAACCCAAAATTGGCGGACTATTTGATCCAAGAATGGGTGTTTCCGATCCTGGAATGATCTGTCCAACAGACGGTATGAACTACATCAATAGTCCTGGCTATTTTGGACACGTTAAATTGTGCAAACCCATCTTTTACATTCAATATTTGAACATGGTTATTGATATTCTTAAATGTGTTTGTAATAAGTGCGGTAAATTGTTAATTTCAAAGAAAACCTACCAATCATTGACAAAATACCCGGCGGCGAAAAGGTGGCAAAAGGTATTGGAACTTTGTAAAAATCCGCAACTCAAACGTTGTGGCGATGAAACAGATAATGGTTGTGGATGTATGCGCGCAACTAAAATTAAGCAAGAGGGTTTTGCTACAATTGTCGCTGAATGGATTAACCAAACCGAAAGTTATACGCTAAAAATTACTCCTGAAATGGCAATCAATATTCTCAAGAAAATTAGCGATGAAGATGTTAATTTTATGGGATTTTCGAATATTTGGTCACGTCCGGAATGGATGATCTGTAAAACATTTGCTGTCCCTCCTCCAGCGGTTCGCCCGTCTGTGAAACACGACGCACAGCAGCGAAGTGAAGATGATCTTACCCATATTATTATCAATATTATCAAGATCAATAACAAAATTAAACAATTGACTGAGAGTGGTGAACAAGATAATCAAAAAAACATTGACGACTGGATTCAAGTTTTGCAATATTATATTGCGACTATGGTTGACAACAACATTTCAGGTGCGTCTCCGGTCACTCAGCGCTCTGGACGTGCTTTGAAATCCATAAGCGAACGTCACAAGGGCAAACAAGGCCGTGTTCGCGGTAATCTTATGGGCAAGCGTGTTGATTTTAGTGCTCGCTCTGTGATTACCCCGGACCCGGAACTCTCCATTTCTGAGCTAGGAGTTCCGATGAAAATCGCAAAAAACATCACAAAACCAGTTAAAGTTCAAAATTTCAACTACAAATATTTGAGTTATTTAGTCAAAAATGGACCACACAAGTATCCAGGAGCCAAGTTGATTGAAAAACCGAATGGCATTACGATTTCACTTGGATATATTGACCGAGACAATGTGAAAATAGAAATCGGCGATATTGTTCATCGACACATGTTAGATGGAGACGTTGTGCTTTTCAACCGACAACCGACTCTTCACCGCATGTCAATGATGGCTCACATTGTCAAAGTGATGCCGGTTGGCGACACATTCCGTATGAATGTTGCTGATACTAAACCATATAATGCTGATTTTGACGGCGATGAAATGAATATGCACATGCCTCAAAATGATGAAGCAGAATGCGAATTGAGATATTTGGCAAATGTTCCAAATCACATTATCAGTCCTGGAAACAACAAACCTATTGTTGGTATTTTCCAGGATTCAATGGTCGGAAGTTTCCTTTATACGCGAGAAAATATATCATTTACTAAAAAACAAGCTATGAATTTGCTTGTAAAAACCAATTGTTTCAATGCTTGTAATCTATTTGACGACGAAAAAGAAAAATATTCTAGTTTTGAAGTTCTCAGTGAAATCATACCGAACATTAGCTTAAAATACAAAACGGATTTGTTTACAGACAATGAATCGGTTGAAACGTCAAACCGTGTTCTGGAAATTAACGACGGGAAAATAGTTCGTGGACAGCACGACAAGGGTGTGTTTGGTAGTTCAAGTAAAGGAATTATTCATCGCATTCGCAAAGACTTTGGTTCCGAAGCCTGTAAAGATTATATTGATAATCTGCAGGCAATTATTACTGAATATATGAAAACAACTGGTTTCAGTGTAGGTATTAGCGATTTGATCGCAGATGAAGAAACAAAACAAAAAATTAATAGCATTATTCAAGAAAAGAAAACTGAAGTATCAAATTTGATTGACCAAGTTCACATTGGACTATTCGTGAACAAAACTGGAAAGTCTAATTTAGAAGAATTTGAAACTCAGGTGAATAATATTCTCAATAAAGCATCGAATGATGCTGGAAAGGCGGGTATTAGATCACTTGACAAGGAAAATAGGTTTGTTTCCATCGTAACTAGTGGTTCAAAAGGCAATGAGTTAAATATTTCGCAGATGATTTCGTGTTTGGGTCAACAAAATGTTGACGGTAAACGCATTCCCTATGGATACACAAACCGAACACTACCACACTTCAAGCAATTTGATGACACTCCCAAAGCTCGTGGCTTCGTTGAGTCTTCCTTTATTAGTGGTTTATCTCCTGACGAACTATTCTTCCACGCAATGGGCGGAAGGGTTGGTCTGATTGATACAGCTGTTAAGACCAGCACTACAGGTTACATCCAACGCCGTCTCATTAAAGGTATGGAAGATATTCAAGTTATGTATGATAACACAATTCGCAATAATAAAAATAAAGTTATCCAGTTTTCGTACGGCGGAACAAACTGGGATACAACAATGATAGAGTCAATGCAATTTCAACTAGTTGATAATAAAACAATCGACATTTACAAAAACTATAGCTATGAATTTATGAATGAGTTCCAAGATACAAAAATAAAACAGTCTCGCAAAAATACACATCTAAAACTTATTTATGATAGCAAGGCGCTGTCTAAGTTCAAGGAACAAAAAGAAAAACTGAAGGAGAAATGTCTAGCAGACATTAAATATTTGTTAGGAAAGAGAGATGAAATGGTCATAAATGTTTACAATAATGAAGATGAAAATAAGATATATTTACCGGTTCACTTTACCAATATAATTGAAAGAGTAAAAAACCACTTTCAGATAACAACCCACTCTTTATCAAACATTACGCCACTTGAAGCCTACAAGATTATTGAGAGAAAATATGATGTATTGAAACAAACATTCAAACCATGTGAAAAGTTCAAGATTGCTTACACTTACTACATGAATCCTTATAATTTGATTCACAATCATAAATATCACAAAGACGCAATTGTGTTCCTTTGTGAAAGTATTATTAATATTTACAAGCAATCGCTTGTCAATCCAGGCGAAATGGTTGGCATGGTAGGAGCACAGAGTATTGGTGAACCCACGACTCAGATGACGTTGAACACCTTTCACTTTGCTGGTATCTCCAGCAAATCCAATGTCACTAGGGGTGTTCCTCGCATTGAAGAGCTACTAACTCTAACCAAAAAGCCCAAAAATCCGTCTCTGACAATTTATTTGGACCAAGAAACAAGTATGGACGCGAACGCTTCTTATAATATTGCGTCAAAAATAGAACATACAAGACTGATTAATATTGTAAATAAAGCCGAAATATATTATGAACCACAAGAATTTGAATCGCTGATCGATGAAGATGATAAACTAATGAAGGAATATGTTGAATTTTCGGACATTATTCGCAAATGTTATGACGAAGAAGAAGAAGATGGTGAAGATGGCGATGAAGAACTAGACGAAACAAATAATTGGATCATCCGGTTAGAACTGAATGGTACACAAATGTTTGACATGAATATTACGAATGAAGATGTTCACTATATATTGAAGACAGAATGTCCAGCACTTCAAGGAACTTCCAATAATATTAAGTGTTTCTACACTGATTATAATGACAGCGATAAGATTGTTTTCAGAATCCGTGTTAATATTGACAGCAAAAGAGGATCAAAGAATAAAGACATATTTACTGAAGAAGATTACATTCATTATGTAAAAACGTATATGGACAAAATTTTGAATGAGCTTGTAATTCGCGGAACTAAAAACATTGAAAAAGTCAATCTCAGAAAAATTAACAACTATAAAATAATGAATCATGAAACAGGAGACTTTGACAAGAAAGAGATGTACGTTCTTGATACGATTGGAACAAATCTTAGCGATATTTTGAAACTAGATTACATTGACAAGAACAAAACATTCTCAAACGATATCATTGAAATGAAAAATATACTAGGGATTGAAGCGGCGCGCAGGTGTTTGTTCAACGAAATTTTAGAAGTTATGGAATTTGATAGCACATATATTAATCATCACCATATTCACCTACTATGTGATAGAATGACGTGTAATCACAAAATGGTCAGTATATTTCGCCACGGAATCAATAAAGATGATATTGGTCCAATCGCTAAAGCGTCCTTTGAAGAGACGACCGAGATGTTCTTGCAAGCAGCGCGTCATGGCGAATTGGATAATATGCGAGGTGTTTCCGCAAATGTAATGTGTGGACAAGAAGGATATTACGGAACATCATCATTCCAAATTCACATCGATAATGATCTCCTCAAGAAAAATAATGAAGAACTTGGTTTACTAATCGAAGATGTTGAAAATAACGAAGTATATGCGGATGAACTAATGGAACCTGAAGAAGTTATGAATTTGGAAGAAGAGAAAAATAACAAGAACAATAACAAATGTTCACTTGAAAATCTCAAGACAGCATCTACACTATCATCAACATCAAAAAACAAAATAATTGACAATGACTACAACTTAGATATATAATATAAAGACCCTCTCCATTGAATAGAATACATGTAAATATGTTAGAATGTTTAATTTTGACATAAACTATTTTTTATGATAAACCTATTACATTTATCATAAAAATTACGCAAATATTTGAAGAATTTTACGATTAGAATGAACTAAATAAATAAGAATAGAAATCTTCATGCGCCTTGTCTATCAAAGGTTTAGAAATTTGTTCGCCCAATTCATCCAGGTCAAACCGCAATTTCTTCGCATGCGTGGTAAGATAAAAATCATTTGTTCTGGAAGAGTAATATACTAAATAATAAAATCGTTTTTCATTATTTTTTTTGAAGTTGGTCATCTTTACCTGTCCTTTACTTTCGTAGTAAATAACAATTGGAATATTTTTCATATAAGCATATAACAATAGATCTACATTTGTCAAAATATAGCCTTCATTTTTTATGATTGTTTCGATTGATGTATTTTTGAGATCAATGAAACCCTTACCCTCGTTTTTCCATTTTTTTTCCAGCATTTTCAAACATTGTTTTTTCATATCACTCTTACCAGTAACTTTGCAGTTAAATATCACGTCTTCATAATATTTTATCAATGTAGTTTTTATTGAATCAATAGTTACACTTTGAAATCTATTAAAATTATGCATTTTCAAAATGAAAATCAAAAGATTAAAGTTACACTTGTTCATTTTCTTGTTAAACGTTAACCACTTGCTTCTTGGGGGGAACTTACCTCCCCTCCAATATTGCGTTGTATATTTATATGCTACACATTCGCTGTTATAGAAAGACTTGTATATTTCTATATTTTTTTCACTTTGTTCTCGATCTAGCGAACCCACATTATATTCAGGATTGTCAACATCAACTTCGCTTCCGTCTACAACACCTTTTATATTTTTAACCTTCAACTTTAGTTTTTTTACCTTTTTAGGAAAATTTATAATGACGTCGCTTTCTGGCATCTTATTCAGTGTATATTCATCAAGAATATCTCCTGAGTGGACTTCAGATGTTTCAGATGGAGCGTGTCCCTCAACAACATCATTCATTTTCATTTCTTGGACATCTTTATCCATTTCAACTTCGTCCAAAGCGTTATTATTTATTTGTTCTACTATACTTTCATCTCTAATAGATGAAGCTTTGTTATACATTTCAGTAATTTCATTCAAACTTCTCTGTTGCCGAAATTCTTCTGATTTTGTACTAAGCTCACTTGCGTCAAAAGTCGGAAGTATTCCACTATCGTCTTCTGTTGTTTCATCAAGTTGTTTTTCTTCAGCTTCAGATTCTTCTTCACTAACTGCTTTCTCGTCTTCTTCTGCTTCTGCTTCTTCTTCTTCTTCTTCGCCAACTACTTTCTCTTCTAGTTCTTCTTCTTTTTTCTCTTCAAATTCTTTTTCGCCAACTGATTTCCATTTGCCGTCATATTCAAATTCTTGCGATTCAATGTAATTGATAAGGTCTTGTGGTTTTAGGTCTTCAAATGTGCCTTGTAAAACGTATTTGCTCCTTTTTTCACCAACCTTCTCAAAATATTTCAATAAAAACTTTTCTAATAATATTATTTCGGTTTTTGAAATCGTATAAGATACTGAAATATTAAATACATTTAGAAGCGAATCTAGGACATTATACTTCACAATTTCATTTTTTAATAAATCAAACGTGAGAGATGATACATATTTTTCTTCATTATCTTCTTTCGTATATAAGTTTTTTTTGGGAATCAACATTTTTATCTTTTCGTCATCTACACTACAGTGATCGCGGTTTTCTTCATCCGATACATGACAAAGGTTGATATTGTTCAATGATAAAAACATTTCATCATCATTGTATACAAATGTGAAGTTTTCGGAAGTTATTTCATCAATAATAGTTTTCAATTGTGGATATGCTTCTTCAAAGGTTTCATTTTTCAATATTTCACGTATTTTCATTTTTTGATTCAAATCTTTTGATAACAAATGTTTGATGGTGTTCACATATGTGTTATACAATTCCGTTTCAACTATAAGCGATTTTGTTAACTTCTCGCGTTCACTATCCACTTGACCATGCTGAGTTAATGTTTTATCTACATCAAAATGAGAATATTCGTCGTATTCTTTAATGTTATCTTGCACGTCTTTTATTTCTCTTGGAGGGTCTATTTTAACAAACTGGTTGCTTGAAGTCAATAATCCGACAACCAACGAATTTTCTATGATTTTCAAAACAGGTTCGCACTTTACTTGTTTATCAGAATCATTATAAAAATCCAAAAGAAACTTTTTTGTACTTTCATAATCTCGCCAATAACTATCATCAATAAAGACAAACTCGTAATTATCATCGCGAGGAGACGGAGCAATCGGTACATAATACTGCTCGCTGTCATTTGACTTGTCAGATACCAGAATTGCTACTACTTTGTTGTCAAAATTTAAAATCTGTTTGTGAATATTATACTTGTCTTTTATTACATTGTTATCTATGACATTTTTAAATGAAATATTGTCTTCATATTCATATTGGTGTTTCTTATTTTGTTGAGTCAGTGAACATTTATCAGAAATATTCAACATGATTGATTCTAATATTATCCATGTGTAGCTACCGAGGTGTTGCTTGATTTTTTCACGAGTCAATATGCCATCATGTTGTCGTTGTTTATCCAACATCTCTTTCGGCATGACAATTGGTTCGAACATGTCGTGTTTTTGATATATGAAGATAGTATCGTTTGCTTCGCTATATCTGAAATTAGAGTGCGAAGATGACGGGCATACAACGCTAACATTTTGGGTAATATCATCTTCATTATTTCTAAGAATAATCAAGTTTATATGAGAATTCTTCTTGTCTGAAAACAATATACCGGACGAAACAATATCCCATAAATAAAAATAATCTATGTATTCATTATCATCTTCCAAGTATTTCATAAAGTGTTCATAACCATTTATCAATTTGGACAGTTCTTCCCTCAGCCCTTTTTTTTTATATTTCGCATAAATTTTGAGTTTACGATACTTTTTGTCGTCTTTTGAGACACTTTTTTTGTCATAAAAAATCAATGGTATACTGCCATTATGAAAATTCAAAATATTATCAAGTGTAACTTTTTCTTTGATGACATTTATGACAAAGCCGATAGGATCTTTCGTCGTAGGGTCCATTATGTATGCCAGTGCAATCAAAAATGATTTTTTATCATTATTTTCAATTCCAGCTCTGTATAATCTGCGCCCTGTTTCATTTGACTGGTGACTCAATCCCAAAAATTCTTCAATTGGTAATGGTAGATTACCAAATCTATTCTTTGGTAATGGAAATTTAGTCCCATCTAATTGATAGTGAACAACTCGTTTCTTTTCTTGTTTATTGTTTTTCTTGAGAAATTTGATAACCTCTTCTTGATCATCAATATTTTCGTCTTCAATCATTTTCATTTGTTCTTCTGCCTGCTTTATGATTTCCGCTTGCTTTGCCCCATCTTTTAGACCGAAACAACAGGGGAGAAAGTAACCGTGTTTATTTTTCTTACTCTGAATAAATCCAGGAGTTGTGTATTTGTCAGTAACTTTGTAAATATATCTGCCATCATCCAAGTCAACTTCCTTTGCTCCTTCGGGAATCAAATGTTTTGGATCAACGTCTTCTTCTCTTACCGGCGCCATCTCTTTGAAATTCCAATATTTAGGACACATGTAGTAAAAACTTTCCTTTTTGGGATTTGTACCATATTTGATAATTTTATCATATGAACCAGGATATTTTTCGTCTATTTCTGCCTTCTCTTCCTGTGTAATAATGATTGGTTGTCTTTTAACCCCTATCCGAGAAGGACACATGCGACTATATGATGTGTATTGTCCTTTGTTACCCTCTGATTTGAATAACAAGGGTTGGTATTTTGTCATTCGTTTTGATAGTTTACTACTGTGTTTTAATTTTACCTTTTCGCCACCACCAAACTGACTCCCATAACTATTGTTGTTACTTTCAAACTCGTCTTCGCTATCTTCATCACCACTTTGTTCTTTATTCTCATTTGGTTTATTTTCAACTTCTACTTCTTCTTCCGCCTCTTTGGTTGGTTGTAGTGGTTCTTCTTCTTCTTCTGCTTCTGATTCTTCGTAAGCAGAACGCGACTCAAGCGAATCGTTATCGGATAAAGCATTTTCATTTTCTTCTGCTGCCGCCTCCGGTTTAGTTGGTTGTGGTGGTTCTTCTTCTTCTTCTTCTTCTTCTTCTTCTTCTTCTTCTTCTTCTTCTTCTGCTTCTGATCCTTCGTAAGCAGAACGCGACTCAAGCGAATCGTTATCGGATAAAGCATTTTCATTTTCTTCTGCCGCCTCCACCGGTTTACTTGGTGGTGGTTCTTCTTCTTCTTCTTCTGCGTCCCCCCTGCTTGTTTGCGACGGTTCCTCTTGTTCTTCTTCGTTATCATATCCATCATCGCCTCTCAAAAAATCATCAAACATTTTGTTTATCCTCGCATTGTTTGCATTTGACTCATTATTACTTTCAGAAAATACTTCCTCTTTATAATTATCATTTACAACAATTATGTCGTCTACATTTGCGGATTCTATACCAAAATGCGCATCAATTATCTCAGAATCTAAAGTGTTCGATTGAATTAAAAATAAGTTGTGTAAAAATAACAATATAGAGTGAATATATTGAAAGTGATTTACAAGTTTTACATCAAAGACAATATTTCTTTCGTCTTTGAACTCAATTTCAAATCCTGGGTTGTGTAAGAAATTTTTGAATATTTTTTTCACACCATCCTCCTTCATATGGTCTGATACACTAATACTGCTAAGGAACCTTTTGAAGTACTCGTGGGACTCTTCTTTGTTTCCACCAAAAAACATATCCGCACACTGCTCTCTGATGTAATCGGGGTCCATATTGATCTTAAGCATCTTTGTAATGGTCGCGTCAATATCACTCATTTTATCGTAGTTGGATACACGTTTGTAGTTTAATATACTCGCCCCAGAAACCTTTGTAAAAATACCAGGAAAATGCTTTGTATCTAGTTTATTTCTTCTTTGTTTGAGATGCGCCGAGTATTGTATTTCAATAATTTCAATATTCTCATCTTGTATATCATCAAATTCCTGGTATACCAAAGAAGTCGGATCAAAATACTTGATAAATAATGAAAGTATTTTGTTTAATAGATTAGCCGCGTAATTCGTAACACCAACCAAGTCTCCAGTTTCATAGTCTATATTCTCAAAACTACAGTATATTTCTCCTTGACCATTTACATGAAATATAGTTGTTCTCTTTTTGTTGTCGATTAAAATCAAAGAGACCGATTTTTCCTTTTTTATTTTTTCCTTGTATTTTTTGATATCTTTCAATGAAAATAGTGGTAATTTATTGCCATATTTGTCTTTATCCGGGCAATATAAGCGATAAATATTTTCCAATGATTTACCAGGATTGAACTTTGCGAACGGCATTGATTTATTACACTGAAGTTTTTTGAAAAGTATCTCTAGTGGGAAAATAATTTCATTTTTTGGTTTGTAATTGAACTCTATCTTTGTTATTTTAGTTTTATCTGATATATCGTATTTTTCTTGAAGAGAAAATTTTTCATAAAAAGTAAAATGTGAGTCTATCAACTTATTGTAATTCTCATATTTTTCAACAAGACTTTCATTATAAGATTCAATTTTGTCATTACTGAAAATGTTTTTTGAGTGTAGTGATTTATAGTATATTTTCATCGTATCTTCCATTGATATCATGTCATTATTTTGAATATACTTGAAATATTCTGAAACATGAAGGCAGTATATTGTATTTTCCTCTATTGTACCGAGTTCAAACAAAAGGTCCGCATTCTTTTCACTTGCGTCTGTATACGAGTAGTTCAACGAATTTTCAAGTGGATTGACAATGTATACATGTTTGTAGACATGATAGTCTAAACCAAGAGGAATGTTGATAGAGACGTTCATAGAATCTCCTAATTTTTCATTGATATATTCAATTGAGTATTCGTTTTGAACATCATAGTCAATCCCTTCAAGATTGAGATTTTTTAATATTGACACAAAAGTATTGTAAGAAACATATCCATCTTGACTTTTATTATTGTTCAATAGCTGGCGAACATCTATTGTCAAATTTTGTTTTACAAAAAAATAATAGTTTTCAATATTGGTATCATTCAAAGTAGAAACAAGTTTAAATTTTACGTTTTCAATGACGTCGTCTTTATAAATATTCACTTGATGCCTTTCAGATGGAATGCTTTGCTGAAGCTCTTCATCGTCGGCACCCCCACCTTCTTTTGAATAATGAATCACTCTTGAAACCTGATTTTCGCTATTGAGTAAATATAGTTTAAAGGGTTCGTAATTCATTTATATATACAACATAAGATTTATTATGAAGAAACCTTTAAATATTATCGTCTGCTGTGACAATAAGATGGGTATTGGAAAAAATAACAAATTACCTTGGAACATCTCAAGCGAGATGAAATTATTCAAAGAAAAGACAATTGGAGGTGGAAATAATTGTGTCATCATGGGGAGAAACACCCATTTAAGTATTCCTAAAAAATACCGCCCACTTTCTAGGCGACATAACTGCATTGTTTCAACTTCCTATCACTTGTCACGAGAAGAGTCTACTCTTCCTAATTGTACAATTATAAGAAACCTGAATGAAGAATTATTGTCATTTTTAAACGAGACTGATTATGAGAATTATTGGATCATCGGTGGTTCAAGTATATACTACGAAATAATGAGTTATTATTTGCACCTAGTAAATGAAATTCATATATCAATACTAGATAATGATTATGAGTGCAACAAATATTTTCCGATTATCAATGAAACCCAATTCATTTTGAAAGAGAAAAGACAAAATGAAAAAGACAAGTACACACATTATGTGTACAGAAATAGTATGTTATGATTCATCTTATTTATGATCAAAATAAGGATTATCTTTTATTTTCATACCACAGTAGTTTGTCTTATTTTTCTTATAATCAACCGGTCTATAAATACCAATCTTTTCAGACTCTTGTAATATAAATTTAAAATTGTCCCAAAACTCTTGTGTATGTCCAATTGACTTTGTGGCCAGATGTGACAACTCATGTAGCGCTACAAACATCAAAGTATTTTCCCCTATCAAATTGTCAACATCTTGTTTGTCTTCACCTAAGCAAAACGCAATTTTTTCACCCTTGTTTTCACTATAGGCTGTATATTCACTGGTTGGCAATATTTCCTTTATTTTACGAGGATTATAATTCTTGTACAACAAGGAAACATTCTCCTTTTCAGGATATTTTTCATGTAAATGATTTATCAACATAGTCATATTTTGTGTTGTAGATGCTAGCAAGTTGGTGGCTTTCTTCAGATTCTTCCGCTCTCGTACACAGTACTTTTTCCCATCGACGTCCGATACTTCACAAGTTAACTGAAACATATCGCTGTCATAATAAATTTTTATTGAAATAAAAATTGTCATAAAGACAAGCACATAACAAACTAACTCTTCATTCATTACTATTTAAATAGAAATTAAAAAACACATATTTAAATAGAAAACACTACACTATCACTACATTTTGTTGAAAATACTTACTCAAGCATACCACCAATTTCTAACGCCTTTCTGGAAGTATCTGCCTCGATCGTAGACTCATTCCACGGACCAGTGTTAACTTTTTGAATCGCCGGTTCTGAACGAATTTGAAGGTTCGCGTTTCTGAGAGAAGAACCTACGGTGTTTGTGCCGAAATTGTGTCCAGCACTTAAGAACGAAACGTTCTCTAACCCTTTGGTCGGAGCAATGTTTGTCCACTCAGAGTCAGACGGAAGCAACTCTTTTGGATTCATTACTGGTTCGTTATTACACGAACCAACCTTTGGCTTGGTATTGCCCATTCCAGACACACTCAGGTAGTCATTTGTCTCCGGAGCGCTGGCGCCTACAACACCTACTTTTTCAGAGTCCATTTTGCCGGCTGCCGTCCCAGTACCAACATTCTCTAGTTCCATAGGCGACAAATTTCTCATTCCAAGATTCGTGACATTTTTATATTTGTTGTATTTCATGAAAAAGACAATGAGAGCAATTGATCCTACAATAACCATTACGTTGAAAATTCTATCCTTGTTTTTGTCGAAAAGTGTTTTGAAGTTCATTATATAAAATGTAATATAAAATATTTTTAACAATATCCATTAATTAAAAGAAGCCTAGTTGTCAGAAATTTCACTTTCGGAGTCTGATGATAAATATTCATCTTCACTTTCATTAAAAATATCTTCGTAATCTAGAATTTCCATGTCTATATTTTTACTCACACATATGTTTTCAATTTCTCTTATCTTGTTTTCTTTTATTTTACCTAAAATATACTTGTAGATTATCATGTAATCTTCTACATTTACTTTCATTTCTGATTTCGCTAGATTTGATGTGTCAAAGTCTACTTCTTTCAGCTCGGATAAATCATCTTCGTTTTCAATTTGGTATTCTTCTCCGACTGGTTCTTCCACTGGTTCTTCCACTGGTTCTTCTACTGGTTCTTTTACTGGTTCTTCTACTGTCGACTCTTCATCATGTTTCGCGTCTTGTAGGCGAAAATCCTTTAAAACGACTATGCAATTCATTTTATTGTCATCCACATTTAAAACAATAGAATCAAAAGAGAATGTTGGAAATACAGCAACATCGGGTTGTTCACCCGAAACGCCCTTGAGTCTGTTAAGAATATCAGAAGATACCGATATCTTCAAATCAATACAATTTTCAACGACATTTGGATATAAAAAATTCTTAAACAAATCATCCAATGCTGAACTAGTAAATTTTTCTTCAAACCACTCATCATGACTTTCTAAAAAAGTGCGTTTTACTTGATCAAAAATACCCGACAAATACCTCAATTCATCTTTTGACGGTATTGTGAGCATTTGTTCTTCTGTTTCCTTGCTACTATTTATAGTGTACAAATGATCACATTCGTGTATGAGATTTTCGCCATTTTCTGCGAACAATTTGAATATATATAATTTTTTATTTGCTTCGTCTATTTTTGGCGCCTCAATTGTTATTTGTTCTACAAATGCCATTTCTCTCTTTACCTTAAATATTTGTTAAAAATACTCGGTTTTAACTAAATTCAATAAAAATATTATATCGCAAACTCGTCGGATGATCTATATACTCGTGTGCGTGAAAGTCAATGACTTAGCAGGATACCCACTAACCTACCCGTACGCATTATTTAAACATAATATCATTATAGACTTTTTTAAAATATTGTGTTTAAATAATGACATCTAGAAGTATCCTAAAATCAAAAATACAAACGTTAATTGAAATTAAAAATGACTATGATAGTGCTCTTAAAAATGTAGAAATATTAAGAAACAAGAAAACTGAAATAGAAGAAGAAGTTAATCATCTGTTACAAAGCTTAAACATGCAAGGAAAAACCGTAATTGTTAACAATAAGAAGATACTTCAGAAACAAGTTTCAATATCACAAAGCTTGACGTTCAAGTATATTGAAAATGTTTTAGAACAATACAATAAAGAACGTGTTGAGGGTAATAAAAATATTGTCAACACAAAAGAATTACTTAAATTTATCAAAAACAATAGACCAAAATATACCAAAACAGAACTTAAAATTGATTAAGTGTATATAAATTTATTAAAATGAAATGAATATATATACAAACAAACATCATATGAACTATCTTGATAACTTTAAAACTCATATTGCATTTGATTCTACTTATAATTTGCGCAGCGTAAACACGTTAGATCAAGTTCTAGTAGACTATAATGCAACCGATGATACTGGTTTATGTAAACACTCCTTTTATGGAGGTAAACCTAATTTCAAAATTCTTCACAGTAATAATCCCAAACAACTCTCTAAACAAAATAAAACTCGCGGTCGTTCAAGGGCAGCTATACAAAAATCCAAACTATCGAAAAGCTCAAAAAATAAAACTAACAAAAGAATGAATTAAAACATCTTCTCATTATCTTTGTTTTTCTCGCCACGCGTTCTTGTTGAATGGTGCAATAATATATTTGTCTTGAAGTTTTGTAATATCATTTCCTTCACCAGATAACGCAGGAGTATGATTGATTGAATGGGTATAGTCAATATCCTTTTTCTTAGCTTTTGGTTTTACACCATAACAGTTTACACCAAATTTTATGTGTTTGTTTTTAAAGTATCCGCCATTTATTCCAGGACGCCCACAATCGTTTTCATGTCCCGGAATTTGTTTCAACTCGTTGTATAGAGATTTTTGTGTAGGAAATAGCGCTAATTTGTCTTTAGACCATCCATATGAGCACCAATTTGCACCCTTCTTGTATGAATTTTCGATCTCATCGTAATTTGCCAACCTAGAATTATATTTTTCACAAATATCCCGAGCCTCATCATAAGTGAAATCATTATTTGCTATATGAAATACTTCTTTACCATCGTCGTCTTCAGTTTTACATTTTCGATCTTCCTCTTTTTTATCAGAAGAATCTTTGTTAGTATCGGCATTGACTGTAAGCTCAGATATCTTCGCATTGAATAAGTTCTCCATTTTTGCCTGAAAATCAAGATTATCATCGCTATTACTTTTAATATTAATGTACACAACATAGATCAAAACAAACCATAGGATTACCTCAATTAGTAAAACAATATAGCTAGCGCTTTTATTGGCTGTATCTACATTATTCAAAACTATAAAAATAGCAACATAAACACCCACTACTAGGATTAACAACATAACAAAAGAGACCTTCGTATCGCCAAATGGACTTGAAATGATTGAATCGTTCACTTTTGGTAAATATAGTTGTTCGTCTACCTCAATATTCATTATATATACATATATTTATTATTTTAACCTATAAATCAAGCAATAGTTTTTGTTTCCAACTACTTTATTTGACGGAATCTCTTTTATCATGGCATCATTATAATCATACCATTTCCCGTCATCGTTTTTGATAACGCACGTATAATGTCCACCGTAAATATTGCCTGAATGGTTGATTACACCGAATATTTCATATTCTTTAGATAGTGACAGTTTATTTTTATCAAATGAATATTTTCCCAACGATAACGCACCATTTATATCATAATGGATGACCCTTTGATTTTTTCTCAAGTTCATATTCCATCTCTTCAATTGTATAATCAAATATTTAGAACTTTGAACCAAACGAGTCTTTTTTATAACATCCTTATATCTTTCTTCCCTATCATCGTAGTATTGATTCTTATTTTCTTCATTTAACTCTTCGGGTTGGAAAATTTCATCCAAACATTCGCTAATACTCAACTTATTCAAGGGAATATCTATTGAATAAGAGTTTTCATATTTCGTTGCAATAATTTCATTAGTTTTCTTATCTACATATTGCACATTTAAGTATACAGTAAACAAGTGATCAATAAAAGAATATTCTTTGTGGGCATTGTTGAAAAAAGAATTGAAATCTTTATAATTCTTTCTCAGAAAGATTTGTTCATTAGTCAATAGCAATTTTAGCAACTTTTTGTCATCTTTTTGCATCTTCAATGAATCATGAAAAATGTTCAAAATGAAAAACAAAAATTCGTTTGCATCATTTTGCTCGACCCCCGCAAACGAATCCCACTGTTTTTTCTCCGAAACGTATTCTATTGTTTTCTTAAACCGATTTGGTGAAATAATGACATTCTTTTTCCACATAAGTTTTCTCAAATCATTCCATTCTTTCATTAGATGTGAATCTAAATTGTTTATAGTTTCATTTTCGGTCAAGTGAGAATCAATATATTCATTTAATTCGTGAAATTGTCCTATAATCTGCAGAGCACTATTAAAATAACAACTATTTCCCAAGTTCAACAATCCAGTCAGTCCCTTTCCGGATCTTTGGTTATTTTCAGTCATGAAAGATACGATATCATAAAATGATGATTATTATTTAAATATATATTATAATTATATCAATTATGACACATATTAACAACTCAAATAATCAACAATACATGAACAGTATATTACTAAGTCATTTCAATAACATAAATGTATTAGCAAACACAATACAAAGTAGTCAAGAAATGATAACCCAAATGCAACATGAAAATACTATGAATAATACTCGCCATTTCAATAACATAAATATATTAGCAAACACAATACAAAGTAGCCAGGAATTAATAACCCAAATGCAACATGAAAATACTATGAATAATACTCGGGCTAATAATATTAGAGACACTATATTTAACACCATTTTCAGCGACGATATAAATGTAACATCAGCGCCAAGACCGCGACGTAATTTGAACAATGATGACATTAATAGTAATACCACAAACACACAAGAAGACAATGATAATTTAACATATTATTTTACATTTGACATATTGAATATGTCTTCATTGAATAATACTAATTTGTATACTTCCAGTATTTCATTTGAGACTATTTTAATCACAGATAATAATAAGGACATTATCAACGATGTGTCAAATAATATGGATGTTGAGAATTCGCAAAATACAGACCAATGTCATCTTTATGAAATCAGTCATTTTGATCTCATACAACATCCACTGAATGACGTGTGTCCAATCACAAGGGAGCGGTTCGATTCAACGTCTGAACATATTTTGATGATAAAAAAATGTAGACATATATTCAATAAAAGTGCACTTAATATATGGTTAGAACAGAACAATACTTGCCCTTGTTGTAGAGGGCGAATTAGATAACAACATGTATTTGGGAATAATATGAAATATCCGTAAATATTTTACATTGTTCAATAAACATTTAGTTATCTTTTTCATTTTTTCAAAAATCGGAAAAATTGGAAACTTTACTTCTCTCATTTTTACTTTCTAGACACTTTTTAGTGGATTCGTCGCTTTCGCATAAATACAGCGGTTTAATTGGCTCATAATACATCCTAAACAACGAAAAAAATAATTTGAACATATTACTATTTGACTGTATAATTGTAAAATCTAATTTCTTGATGATAATCTCCGTATACGGATGGAATGTTGACGCAAAATCTTTGATTAGTCCAATATTCGCGGGTATTTCAAAATGATTAATCACAAAAACAAAAGAAACATGATGTATTTCTGTTTTATGGAATGTTTCTAAAACTTCCTTCACCATTTCTATTGTCTTGAACATTCTTAACTCGGTTATTGGGATTCCAGTATATACAAATTTAAAAACAACGCATTGTTTAACAATTTCTGTCTCCAATTTGAACAAATTTTCTATTTCCGTCATAGGTATACATGAAACGCATTTTTAAGTTTAAATTGTTTTTTTGGTTATTTTTGTCTTATTCAATCTACAATCACTCGTTCATATAATTATGAACAAGTGATTTCCCATTTATGTTAAAAACATCTCCACACATCTTTGAATCCATGTATATTTCACGTAGCAGTTCATTTGGCGCATCGCTTCCATACCTTATCAAATTCTGCGTCTTGAGATAATTTTTTACGGTTCTCAGTTCTGACCGTTGCATATCTACCTTTTTTTCGTTGATTGTTCTGCGCATTTCATTACTTTTGATAAAAACCCCAACCTTCTTTTGCGTATGGTTTCTCCCTAGGGCGAATTTTTTTTCTACTTCTACCTCAACTTTTCTTCGCGATTTTGGAAGTTCTTTGCGCATTGTTTTGTTTTTCAAAAACTGCTTGTAGGTTGGTTTAATACCATTTTTCAAATTGCCATATTCGGGAGGAACTTTATTTATGTGATTATCGCGAGGTTCTAACATGGTTCGCCCGTAATCACGATTTGTTTCAGGTGTTTGAATTTTTGGTTTTTGTTTTGAGTGTTGCGAAAAGTTTGTTGTTAGTGAACGCATCGATGTATTTGGTACTTGATATGATGATATAGATGGTTTCGCATTTGCTTCTAAATTCCGTTTTTTACGCGACTTTTCTTTTTTGTATTTCTTGAGCTTCTCTAGCAAAAGTTCTTTAACGGTCAAAGGTCTTAATTTTGATATGTCTCCCTTACTTATTCGCGCATGAGAACTACCACTTTGTTTCTTGTTAGATTTATTATATTGTAAGAATATTTCTCCAATATCAATCTTTTTAGATTGTCCACCACCTTCCATAATATTTAGTATCATATTTTTGTTTCATTTTTTATCCTTATTTAAAAAAATTGATTTAACAACTCATCGTTGTTGTTAATCATACAAAACAGAATGAGTTGTATCAAACGCCAAGAAGTTGAGTTTGACCAAGAAGATTCGTGGGAGGTTCTTAAAAGTTATTTCGACAACAAACATCTTCATCAGTTAGTGAAACATCAAATTGATTCTTACAATGATTTTGTCAACAATCAAATGAAAAAAACGATTGAAATGTTCAATCCTTTACTCATTCGTTCTCCTCATGATTATATCAAAGAACACAAAAATTACAGACTACAAATTGTTATTACTTTTGAAAACATGTCTTTGTATCGTCCAGAAATTCATGAAAATAATGGTGCGACAAAATTAATGTTTCCAAATGATGCTCGCTTGAGGAACTTCACTTATAATTCAAACATGACTCTTGATCTCAATATCAAATATATTATCCGAAATGGAGAAAAGTTAGAAAATGAAGAAATAAAACATGTAAAATTGGCGAAAATTCAATTCGGTAAAATACCAATCATGCTGAAATCATCTATTTGTATATTGAATCAATATAACTTTCTTGACAACAAAAAAACATCTGAATGTAAATCAGACCCCGGGGGGTATTTTATTATCAATGGGTCCGAAAAGACGTGCTTGGGGCAAGAAAAAGCCGCCGATAATAAAATATATGTTTTCAAGAACAAGGAAAATAGCAAATGGACTCATATCGCCGAACTTCGTTGTGTACCCAGTTGGAAAGTTATTTCACCTAAGCAGGTTTACATGATGATTTCCACGAAGCCTCAAAAATTCAGCTTCCCGATTCACGTTCAAATACCAAAACTAAAAAAACCAATCCCATTGTTCGTATTGTTTCGCGCATTTGGTGTCATCTCCGACAAGCAAATATCTAAATACATCCTTCTTGATATAGAAAAGCCTGAAAATAGAGATTTATTAAAGTTTTTGAAGGGTTCTATTGAGGATAGTGAAAAATATAAAACACAAGAAGATTGTATTCAATATATGAAAAACTGTGTTTTGTATACTCCTATCAATATGACAGACGAAGAAGGTGAAGCCAAAAAAACATCTTTCACAAATGATATATTGAATAATGATGTTTTCCCGAATTGTGAAACAAAAAGAGAAAAAATATTCATACTTGGTATGATAGCACACAAACTAATTAGTTGTCGTCTTGGACATATTCAACCAGATGATCGCGATTCTTATGAAAACAAACGCATTGAGATGACCGGATGCTCTCTTAATAATTTATTCCGAAACTATTTCAATAAAGTTGTAAAGGACATTCGCAAATTAGTCGTACGCGAAATAAACAATGGTTCGTGGAAGTCTAGTGAAGACTACACAAATATTATCAACTTGACAAATGTATACAAGATTGTAAAGTCATCTACAATTGAAAATGGCATTAAACGCGCTTTATCTACTGGAGATTTTGGAATAAAACAAGTGAATTCAAATAAAGTGGGGGTGGCGCAAGTTTTAAATCGTTTGACGTATGCTTCAACCCTAAGTCATCTTCGTCGGGTCAATACACCAATTGACAAGAGTGGTAAATTAGTTGAACCGCGAAAACTTCATGGAAGTAGTTTCGGATTCTTGTGTCCAGCCGAAACACCAGAAGGTCAGTCGGTTGGAGTTGTAAAGAATTTATCGTATATGACTTGTGTAAGTAGTCATAGTGACAGCAATTGCATTTATGAGTATATTTCGGAGAAAATTGTGTCGCTCAATGACGAAAACCATGACATTGAATATTATTACGACAAAGTTAAAGTATTGTTGAATGGTAAGTGGCTTGGTATAGCATTGGCGCCAGTTGAACTTTATAACCACGTGAAAACACTGAAATACAAAGGGATTATACATATATACACAAGTGTAGTATTTGACTATACTAACAAAATTATTTACATCAATAATGATGCGGGTAGATTGATGCGTCCCGTTTATAAAGTGAAAAATAATAAGATTCTTCTTCGTCGCGAACATATTGAACAAATTAGAAATTCTACTTTATCTTGGAATGATCTGGTTTTATCTTGCAGAGTAGACGAATCTATCATAGAGTATATTGACAATGAAGAACAAAAATACGGCATGATCTGTATGAACCCAAAACATTTGAATCTAGAAAATTATAATTACACACACAGCGAAATTCACCCGAGTACTATATTTGGGGTGTTAGCATCTTGTATTCCTTTTCCCGAACACAATCAGTCGCCGAGAAATACATACCAGTGTGCGATGGGCAAACAAGCAATTGGAATTTATGCGTCAAATTTCAATAAGCGTATGGATAAAACGGGCTATATTTTGAGCTATCCGATGAAACCATTGGTAGAGACGCGAATCATGAATATGTTAAAAATAAGCACACTTTCATCTGGAAACCAAGTAATCGTAGCAATTATGACGCACGGTGGCTTTAATCAGGAAGATAGTATCTTATTCAACAAAGGTTCGGTAGAAAGAGGATTGTTTCATGCCACGATTTATCATACAGAAAAGGACGAAGACAAGAAACTAAATGGAGAAGAAGAAATACGAACCAAACCGAATATTTTAAACACCAATAATGTCAAATTTGGAAACTATGAAAAACTCAATAGTCAAGGGTTGATGGAGGAAAATACATTAATCGAAGACAAAGACATCATTATGGGTAAGGTTACCACGATTAAAAATAGCAAAAACGACGACAATAAAAGCATTAAATACAAAGACCACAGCAAATCGTATAAAACACATGAAGAAAGCTACATTGACAAAAACAATGTAAACCGTAACGGAGATGGATACATGTTCTGTAAGGTCCGGATCCGCGCCAGACGAGTGCCAAATATTGGTGATAAGTTTTCAAGTCGCCATGGACAAAAAGGAACAATCGGGCATATTATCAACGAAGCAGATATGCCATTTACAAAAAATGGATTGAAACCCGATATCATTATCAACCCCCACGCAATTCCGTCGAGAATGACAATCGCACAACTCAAAGAGACATTATTGGGAAAGGTTTTGTTAGAACTAGGTCTTTACGGCGACGGAACTAGTTTTGGAAATCTAGATTTGGATTCACTCTGCGAAACACTGCAAAAATGTGATTATGAATCAAAAGGAAATGAGTTATTGTATGATGGAAAAACTGGAGAACAAGTAGAAACATCCGTATTTATTGGTCCGGTATTTTACCAAAGATTGAAACACATGGTTACTGACAAACAGCACAGTAGATGTATTGGACCAATGGTGAATCTGACACGACAACCCGCGGAAGGAAGGAGCCGAGACGGAGGTTTGAGGTTTGGTGAAATGGAGCGTGATTGTATGATTTCACACGGGACATCGTCGTTTACAAAAGAACGTATATATGATGTTTCAGACAAATATTCAGTTCATATATGCAAAAATTGTGGTTTGATTGTTCCATATAATGAAGAAAATAACATACACAAGTGTAATATTTGTAATAACTCGTGCGACTTCGCTTGTGTCAAAATTCCATATAGTTGTAAGTTATTGTTCCAAGAACTAATTTCGATGAATGTTGTCCCAAGATTATTGACATCGTAAGAGCAATATTGTTTCACAATAATGTTAATATTTGATCGCGATTGTTATAAAGCATTAATAATATTTCTTTTTTTACTTCATTTATAGTGTCGTTTTCTTCAATGTTTTGTAGATATCTTTTCATATCTTGCATTATTTCTGGATATTTCACTTCATACTCTTTGTACCATGTGCTCAAAATAATTTCATTTGTATCATACAAGTCATCTATCTGTGCTTTCCGGTCAATGATTTGCCATTTGTTATTTTTATAAACCATTGCATATTTACCTTTTATAGAAGAAATATAAATATTCATATTTTCGGGTTTTCTTTCATTAAAATGAACCTTTTCGATCAACGTCTTTACCGAATAATTACAATCTTTGATACAAGTAACATAATCCTTTTCGGTGAGATGACTGTAATCAGTCTGTTCATAATTGAGAAGTTCAATATTCACATTATTGTTGATAATTCCATTATTTATATTTGTGATTTGTAATTTATTTGACAACTTTTCAATCTTCTCATATAAGGCATTGATTTGATTCCCTTGTTCCATTAATCTTCTATCTTTTTCATTCAACAATCTACAGAGTTCAATGATAGATTCGTCTGAATTTTGATTACATGCGTATTTTATGTGACGGTACATTGCTTGCTTGGTTGTAAAGTTTTTCTTACAATACTTGCACGTGTTATACAATAAATTTATTGTACTTGTTTCATCACCTGTTTGCGATTGAATAATTTGAATATTCTTATGTTTAATTGTTTTCAAATGTTTTGTGTAATTCCCTTTTACTTTTGCGTCATAGTTACAGCATTTACAGTAATATTTACTCATATACACTTAGAATATTATATATTTAAGCAGTGACATTAATTTATTTTTAATAATATTTCAAAAAGTAACAAAAAATGTTGACTAATGTTGACTAAATGTTGACTAAATGTTGACTTTTTGTTACTTTTTGTTACTTTTTATTTTTATTACTATAATGGTAATAAAAATTTAAATATTTTGTGTAAAAATTGTGATTTTTGTTAATTTTTGTTACTTTTTTGTTACAAAAAGTAACAAATTTGTTACTTTTCAAAAAAAAAGTCATATTTAGCACTTTTACTCATAATAAATTCTCAAAAAAAAAGTTATATTTTCTTACCATAATTTTAAAAAGTAACAAAAAATGTTGACTCACTTGTTATTTTTTTGAGGGGGGGAGCACCTCACTTTTTCAATTCTCAAAATATTCGAAAATATATTTTTTTATTTTTTATTTTTTTAAATCCAGGATTTTTTTAAAAGTTCTTGGAGATTAGTTCTTGGAGATTTCTTGGAAATTAGTTCTTTTATTGTACACTTCAGCCATTGTTGTATTCATGGATTTATGGTGAATTACTTTTGATAAGTTTGACAATATACTAATAAAAAATAATATATTATTATATTAATATGTCTGGATACGAACAAGGTAGCGTTAGTAGCCTTGGTGGAGGTAAACCGGGTCAATTTGAAAGTGGATATGGAAATACTCTCGTGGGCGGTGAAGTTGCGCTCAACCGAAGAAAACTCAGAAAAGCGTTCAAATCAAATAATGTGAAAGAAGCTGGTGGTATAAAAGCATCATGTGGTCCCTTCCGAAGTGCTTATAATTTAGGCGATCCTTTAAGCAGAAAAAACATGAGTTGTGGTGGACCAAATCAAGTAAACGACACAAACTCTAGAATTTTAAATCACAAAATGGCAGGCTCTGTATCCAACAAAGATTGTGGAGATATGACACATGGTGTTACACCATTAGAGGTTAGTTTGAAAAGTGGAAATATAAAATATGTCTCTGACAGTTCAATGTTTACACAATTCAAGCACTTGGAAGCAATCAACTTGAACTACAATGACAAAAGTAATGGCGGTGATCAACATAATGGCTCTTATCAGTTTCTTAATTCTCTGAGAGGATAATGTGGTATGAATTTTATTTATTAATATATTGATATTATATATTAATGAATGAATCCCGTAAATGGTAGTATGGAAAAAGTATTAAAAGCAAACCCAATTAGTACACCACCAATGAGCGTCGTTGAAACAGGTCCTCCAATACCAGCACAAGTCGCGTTGAATTATCTATTGTATACAATGTACAGTCTTGTCGGAACATTGATTTATTATCCATCGTTTCTTGTAAATATACCAGAATCCACGTTAGAACATGCTCTACCTAAACAAGACCTGTGTATGAAAATGGGATTTTCTAAAAGAACATGTCAAAAAAAGATAAAATGTTTGTTAAGAAAATGTGACTATTTAGATGATCCAGATGGATATAAGTTAGACAAACAATACGAGACCCCTTGTAAACGGAAAGAAAGAAAACGCAATCTGACTAAGAATCGTGCAATGGTTGGTGGAAATAACGAGACGAGGAAATATCGTGGCAAGAAGAATAATTGGGGAAGATATTTAACAAAACACCTAAAACAAAAAATGAGGCAACAATATCAAAAAAACATTCTGAGTTTATTAATAGGGAAAAAGAGAAAAAATAAAGTAAATACAAAAAAATACTATGGTGGAAACAGAAACGCATTTAATCACAATACTTGTAGAAATAAGTGGACCAAAATATTATGTCATTTGAATAATGAACGCGTCGTGTCGTACAATGTGCCTTCAGAATTTACCACAACACTTAACAAGTCAATAAAATATTTGGGAATGTTTGGTGGTGGCAATAAATCCGAAAATCCAGTAGAAAATGAAATAAAGCAAATTGTGTTTGATTTGATTCAAGAACACAACTCAGATTTGCACAAGCTCGTAACAAAGAATCCAGAACACGTATCAAAAATCATTGAAGACATCAAGAAAAAGTTTCCTGCTGTTCTACGAATCATAAATATGTTTCCTTCGAAAATTAAAAGTTTTGTTGACAACAATTCAAGTCGAATAGGTTCATTTATTTCGGAATTAAACGTAGATCAATACGCATCGCTCACACCCAGTATTGAATCACTCACACCTAGTATTGGGAAAAACCCCGAAAGTCCGTCCACAACCGCTCAAAGTAGTGAGACCGAGGTTAGTTCGGAAGAAGCCGATAATGAAAAAAAATATTTTATCAAAAGATTTTTTGTTGAAAAAATAAAAACGGAATCGCTTTTCAAGCTGGCCATTGTTATAAAAATAATGGAAAAGGTTTTGGAAATGAAGAAAATAACGATTACAGATAAAAGTAAAATTACTTATCCTGAAAAAAGTAAAGGTACAAATATAACATTTCCTTGGAATTTCAATGACCCAGAAATGTGCCTAAGTGATAGAATCAAATGTTTGAGCGCACATATTACACAAACCAAAATAGAAGAAAATACAGAACTTTACAATAAGTGTTTTGTTTGTAAGCATTGTACATTGCGAAATACTGCTTCTACTGTATGGGGAAATGTAATAAAAGGGGTGCTGTCCGGAAACAAAACTAAACAGTTTGAGCAATTGATCAATAAACTATATGGTGTTTTGATAAAGCACGTAAATACCCCATTTATGACAGGTGAACAATATTACTTGACCACTTTAATTTCTCTTCAAATGGCAATACAAGACCTAGACATTGAGCAAATAAACACGTCATTCAAAACAGCAGCAAACAGCTTTAAATTGAAAGAGTTAATTCTTGGAATACCCGCAATATCAATTCAAGAACAAAGTGCGTTCAATGACGACATTGAACAAATAAAAACAGACGTTCATCTACTTCGAGAACTTGGAATATTTGAAGAAATTAATGGAATATATTATGAATCTCTCATGAGAAAGTTTTTTGAGATAGAGCACCACAATTACGAGGAAAAACTTAATTTTCTGAAAAAAATCGCCTATAAAAACTACGAGTTGTTATATGTGAAAAACGAAAATAATAATAATAGAAGAATAAAAGGGGTTTACGAAAAGTTTTATAATAATTCCATAACCTCTGAAGAAATGAAACATTTTTCGCATTTTTCTAAACGGAACCCATCAATGGATTATGTAAATAGTTGGAATTATGGTGGACTCAGCGAGCATTTACATAAAGAGTTAGAAGAACAATATAATTTCTTGTTAGACCAAAATAATTTCAAATCCCCCGAAGCGATTAAAATATCTCAAAGTGATTTAGATGCGAAGCATGATCACTTGTTGAAGAAAAAATCAATTTCTCATATGCAACAAAATAATTCTGGACCATTGTCTAGTGATGAAAAACAGAAATTCCAGGATTTGAGATTATTGCGAGACGTGGCATTGAAAATGTTCTAGATGAATTAGCAATTCAATGCCAGGTCGTTATAGTAATGAGTATTGTATGATTGCTTTATTCCGGAAATGTCAGAATTTACAAATATGTCTTTTACTCTTGAATATGTTAGTGAGTAATTTCCACATAACCCTTCAAATCTGTATTTTTTTACACTTATTGTTAAAAGTAAAATGAAAAACAGAGTAAATATTATTATCAACCTCTTCATTATAAATTATATATAATCTATATAATATATAATATATAATGAGTAATTACACTTTCAGAAATAACATTTGGAAAGAGAATACAACTGATATGGCAGTTCCTTCTAATTCTCGTCCGTTTCATAATTTGGACGCAAATACTATTCCACGTACATCGTTCAAAGCAAATCCTATAAAACATTGGAGAAAACAACTGTTACCTTATTACGAAACAAAATCAAGTAAACAAGTAAGAATCCAACAATTAGACGCACCGGGAACAGGAATTTCAGTTAATTCAAACAATATTGACTGTACTAGTAAAAATGTCCATATCTTAAAAGAAAATATTACCTTATTAAATCAATGTAATGGTATCAAAGTTTATTTGGAAGATGGTGTTCATTCTACTAGATGTATTGGTGGGACGAACCATATACGACGCTCCGCAAACACTAATATAAGCAAGAATTACCATCGCAATTACCACTCTTATTTGAAATCAAAATGTAGAACATATGAAGAAAATGCCCGCCTGGGAGCCAAGAACGATGACGGGACTTACAAGAGTTCGAAATGTTCCACAATGACTTCTTCGGACGGAACAACGTGCAATAAACCAATTATATACAAACCTTCAAACAATCTGTTTTCTATACAAGGTGCTACATCATCTTCTGCCAATATTCTGAGAAAGAAACATGATGCGATCAACAAAAACAATGCCTCTCTCAAAGAAACATACAAGAACGGAATTGTTTCCATAAACAACGTCTACGACACCGAGTCCGGTACGGGCTATCATCTGAATTATATAAAAGGGGACACCATTGCTGGGAAGTGTAATCTAGTTTGTAAGAAAGAGTTGAACTCAATACGTAATAAAAAGACAATTTATTCTTAAGGGTTAAAGGTTACTAACAAAACACGAGCTTATGGGTTGCTTGTGTTCATGACACCATTTTTTACACTTCTCAATATTATTTTGCTTCATTTTGGAAATTTTTTCCTTTTGAAAATCATAAACATGATTAATCGTACAAAGAATGTTTTCTATTTGCTGTTGTCCATATATTGCGTTAATTTCTTGAATTTTGTTTAAAAAGAAGCTGTTCATATCATAGTTCAGAATTCTCACTATTTTTTTAGTTTCCATCAAATGAAAATTATGTTTTAGTTTTTTTATTATCAAATCATAATTTGTTTTTCTTTGGAAGTTCATACAAACAATATACTTTTCAGAATTTGCCTCGCGACTTGTCAACGGTTTGTAAACATAGACTTTTTCATAAAAATAAGACAAAATGGACAATATCTCAATCGTGTTGCGATGAAAAATATCAAACACCTTCAAAACAAAACATCCGCCATTTTTTTGCATTATCAGCGCATACAACATTTCGCAGTAAATTAGATTAATTGAGTTTTCTTCTTGTTTATTGAAATCGCTACTATAGTCGAATCCACCATCTCCGGTTATGAAATGAATTGAGTTTTCGTAATGTTTGCAAACAAAATCTAAATTGTGTTTCAAATATAAATTGCCATCATTTTTTGGACCATAAACAAGTTTGATGTTTGATATTTCTTTCATCAGATTGGTTATTTTAGACCATTTTGGCACGTCAATATCATTATCCATCAATGTCATTCCACAGTAAACATCATTTTTGTTTTGTCTTATTCTGGAAATTGCTTCAATAAATCCACCGGGACCTTCCGCCAGATGAAATGTTCTAATATTATTCATTCTCATGAACTTGGGATCAAATTTGTTCAAAATTTCAATCATTTTAAAGTAGGAGCGTGAAATTGGTTTATGCTTGCATACTGAGGAGGTGACAACTTTCGTCCCTTCAACTGAAACGCAACTGTTTATGTATTCATATTTGTTTGTCACTTTCTTGACAATATCCCACTTTTCTTGAACATTGTCTATTTCTGCCTTGATGTTTGTGAGATATTCTTTCAAACTTACGTTAATTAAAAATTCCCCTGTAAAATTTTCGTCGTAACAAGGAGAAATGTCTTTTTCATTGATAGAAAAAATATAATCGTTAATTATATACCCAGCCATAACTATAATTAGTTCAAATCTTTAAATTCTTCAGTCTAAAGTTGTAGAGTTATTATTTCTCCGGTCTTTTTGGGATAACCAACGCTGGCGAAAGAGGCGGGGTTCTCGTTTGGATCTAGCTCGTCTGTAATTGGATATGATTTAACATTGTCATTAATCTTTTTGAAAACAAAACATCTATTCAAGAACGATATCTCTTTCTCATAGTTTGTGATATTAGATTGTTTGCCATTTTGATATAATTTTTTGTATATGACTTCAAACGATTCTGTTGCGTTCATTTCTTGATCTTCTACTGCGAAATCCGTGTCTATAGCAAACCCATGATCTCTCATCACTTTCTCAAAATAATCAAAATTTACCAAATATTCATCAAATTCTTTATTAATAGATTCTTGGAATACTGATATTTTTCGCCCTAAAGACAGTTCAGTATTTTCCATGAAAGAATCGTCGCTATCGTGATATTTTTTCCGAATACTCCAAATTTTTTTAGAATTTTTATAAATTTCTACAGCCTTGCTGTATTCAACATCTTTTAATTTATCATAAACAAGTTTACCGTCATAGCAAGTTCCAATAAAGTAAGACCCTACGCGCGTCATATCAGAAACATTCTTGGCAAACATATATAATTTCTCCTTACTTTCAAACATATAATGAATCGCAAACTGAATTGAACAAATATCAAATTTGTTCTTAAATATATCGGTCTTCAAATATTCTTCTTTTATATTCTTGGATGGAACTGAACCCAGTAAACTTTTTAGAATGTAATCCGAAGATACCGATTGTTTATTTTTATGACTGTATATATCAAAATTACCGTTTTCAATATTTTTGCTCGTATCGCCCGAAATAAACATACCAAACATGTTTTGCTCATTTTTTGTCTTGTTATTCCCCCGCTTCATTTTTTTCTGTGTAAATAATTCAATGTATCGCTTACACGCTCCATCGTATGGATTGTGAATATTATCTTCTGAAATATCAATACCCAATACTCCACGAACATTGTTATTAATCCATTTATGAAGGTCGCCTGCCTTACCGACCGCCATGTCAATGAGAACCGTGTTTTCTTTTTTACTTGCGGCATAGCGAATGAGCAATTCTTTCACAAAATTGTGGAATTTTCTGAGTTTAATTGTATGAGATTTTTCTCGCTTAGCATTTCTATTATTGTAATAAACATCGCCATCGTTGTTCAATATATCAACGACGCTTACTTCGGTTTCACCTGTCAACATTTTCTTGGTGACCGGGTTGTAGATTGAGTGCCAATTGCTATTTGCAACATGATACGCATTACCAAAATTATTGCGTTTTGTTCTATAATCTTTTGTCTTGTCTTCGCGAATGCGCAACGGAATCCACGAATTCATCTTGTCTTTTGCGTTCATATCATATCTAAACTCCACAATCGTGTCATCTTCTATAATTTGATTTTCTTCGGTAAACATATGTAGTTTACCTTCGTGTAAATGAAGTAGAACATGACACAAATGTGCCATAGGATCAGATGGGTTTGTAGGATAAAATAGTTCGGCGGCGTATCTGTCAGGATATTTATCGGTGTCGATTATTTCTTCTCCTGAAATTTGCAGTTTGAATTCTTCGTTCAAAAGTTTTTGCTGACTACCAATTAAACCGTGTTTAATTTTGTCTACACCAACGTGTAGTTTCAGTGTATAGTAATTTACAATACCCCCGTCAATCATTTTTTGTTTCATTTTTGGTTTATTGAAAGCGTCTTTATCAATTGAAATGAGAAAGTCTATTGTGTTGTACTCAGGTGGTTTCCATTTGAAACTCTGACTCCAAGTATACTTGAAATTCTTAACCTTTGGTGGTTCTAGAGCACTTTCTTGAGTTACTCCAAGCGTCATAGGAGTATATATAAGCCCATCTGTCTCATAATCTAGTGTCTGTGCGTGTTTCAGACAATTGTCGTTGGCGGCATATAATGAATCTAGATTATTTTCGGTTGCAAAGAAGAAACTCTTTGCTGTTATTGTCAAGTGTTTTTTATCGGCATTATTATTAATATTGTCAATTGCTTCTAGTAATAGTTCGCGGCGGCAAATAATCGGACTGCCTTTATTATTACCATCTTTTTTCTTGAATGGATTATTTCTTACATCATCTCCTTTGAAGAAGTAAATGTCAAATGCGGCATAAAGAGATATAGACTCTCCTGATTTATTTGAGGTAATATATTCTCCGTCTATGAGTGTATTTTTATAGTCTGCCATGTTTTTAATTTTAACGCCAGTAAATTGTATTTCTAAATTTGTATTAATAAAGTAGAGAGAGAGATTATTGCCAATATAAAGCATTTTCCTCTCACCGTCTGCCTTGTCTGTTACACAAAACATATCGCGACGCAAACAAATATTGTCAATTGACTCATCGTCTACAAGGTTAATTGGCTGCAGAGTACAAGAAGACGGACCAATAAAATGTCTTCCACTTTTTGAGTATTTGCTGTTCAACGACCTTTTTTGTTCATCTTTTTTGACTTTTTGGACAACGATCTTAAGCAAAGACATATAATCCTTGTAAATAGCATCAAGTTCATCATATTTTACAGGAAATTGTGAACCTTGCAATGACGATAGAACATATTTTACGGCGCTTTTTAATTGTGTCAAAATATTATTTTTTTTCCCTTCGTCAAATGGACGATCAATATTTATCAACTCGATTTCTACTTCATATTTTTCATCTTCACTAAGAACATTACTCTCTACAAAATAGACGCTTTTATTCCTGTTAGATTTTACCTTACTAAGGTCAATTCTTATATTAGGCATATCTTCATGGACAAGCGAAGTTCTATAAATGTATCTAAAATTTTTGTAGCTCTTATCCCACCGGTTCTGGATCATTAACACTTGTTCGGAAGTTTGTGGAAGCCGTTCAACTTCTTTTTGTATAGAAACGCGCATCTTGTAATCATAAATCATATACGGACCATTGTGTTTTTCATCAATATGACGCTTCGAAACAAAGCGAGCATTTGAATTGAGTGTATTTTTGTTACACAGTTCCTGAATATGATTCATGTCGTCTAATTCAACGCGAATATTTGATAAATGTTCTGCTCTTTCTTCATTGTGATCTTTTTGATAAGTTACATCGATGCGCAAAAGATAATTCCTAAATTCAACCTTGAAACCTCGCTTGATAAGATCATCATAAATTTTATCGAAATCATTTGCCCGGTCATTTAACAACTGAGCAAATCTTACTTCAAATTCAATATTGGTGTACTTTGATGGCTTATCTTGTTTTAAAGCGTCATTGTATTTTCCCAGTAAACTTACCAAGGAGGGCGTTGTATAATTTTTTTTGGCCATCTCCAATAATGTATATACTCTATATACATTTATTTATAATCAATTTTTTATAAAAATAGCATTAGACAAATGTTGAGAAATTTCTTCATAAACATTTTTCTTTAGTCCGTCTGTATTCAATCCGAGAACCAGTCCAATTTTTTTCAGTTCATCTACCCTGTAATGGGTTATACTGTAAAAGATTTTATCCAGGCTTTGAATTTCAAAACTTGTTTCTTTTAGTTCTAGTTGTTTTTCTTCTTTGATATATGTTATTGACGAATCTTTTTTGACTAAATATATCTTTTCACCATCCTTTTGTTCAGTTTCGTTTAACATAACAAATACATTTTGCGAATGATAATACATAGTCTTAGAAAACAGACAGCATAGTGCTGACAATGTTTTTAGATTTATATTTTCTTCGTAACACAGATTGTTAATCACCTTTTCCAGTTTTTTAAATTTCATATTCTCCATTCTTTGCGCAAATGTATATTTTAACTTTAACTCCGTATTTTTGTTGTAATCCAATGACAGTTCCTCCACTCTAACAATTAATAAAAAATTAAAAAACAATTTATCATAATTGTTGTTTAATTTTCCACATTTTTTTTTATTAAATTTTCTACTTACAATACTGAGCTCTTTCTTATTACCCTTTGCGAAATGAAGATAATATTTTGAAAGAGAGTTATTATTATTAATACAAGTCATGAAATGGACAAGTGTCAATAAATATATTTACGATTTAGACTTTACATTATTTATCTAATTCATTTAATGATTCTAGCAAATTATTTTTTTTCATTTCTTGTTCCTTGAGTTCTTTCTCTTTTTGATTCAAAAATTCAACATATTTTTCTATATTTTCAACGGTTTTCTCGTCTACATCATCCATATTGATGAAACATCCATTATTATTCTCAGTAACATGAATATTCGCGTGCGAGTGTTTGATTATTTTTAGTATTTCAATATGGTCTCGTTGCTCCATTTTGTCTATCGTCTCGCACAAATTTTTAACTTTCTCCTTGTTCATTTAAAATACATGCAATTTACTTTTTATGTTAAATAATAAAATCATTTTATTTGTTATTTTTTCTTTCCAATTATTTTCCCTAAAATATAAACTGACGTGTCGTTAACTTCAAACCGATACCCAATAACCTTCACTCTGATAACATCGTTTTCGCTGTAAACATTTTTATTGTCATAGTCATTTTGGTCTAGTTCTATACTGTCGTCTTTCATGATGATATCCTCGTTATGTAGCCGACTCGCAAATACTGTAACCGGATTGACCCGACTATTTGTGGAAATAACCGCTTTAATACCAATTTTTGTAATATTTGATACTTTAACAACTAACTCTTGTCCTTCGTATGGATTAAAGATTTCAAATTCATAGACAACGTCATATGTTGCGTTTGATGAAGCGCATTTTGGTGCGCTATATTCAATAACTTTTACATGTGATGTGGATATGTATCCTTCTTTTGAACATTTCCCAACAATGAATTTTGTTGCGTATTCTTTGAAAATTTTTTCAACAGAACCATTTAGTTTTGCAAAAGGAATCGTAACTTTCTTGTTCACAAATTGTCTTGTATAAATAGGTTGATTCTCTAAACTGATTGGTTTCATCGTATCAATGTTATTTATACTATCCATATACAAATTAAATCAATTTTATTTATAATTTCAAAATTCTTGGATATTACTTTCAGCAAGTTCAAGTTTGTTTGCGTAAATGATACTATCGTCGTTTGTGAAATGTTTACTGATAACCTCCAAACCCACCGCAAACTGTTCTTTATTAAACAATTTGGGAGGAATTATATCTTCGCCAATAATTTCATTCAATACTGGATACATATTTTTTGGAATCTCGTTTTTGAATACTCTACCTTTATTCTTTTTGCTTTTATGTATACCTCCGACCCTTTTTATTTTCAACTGCTTTGAATTGGACTTGTCTTTTTCGTAATGTCCTATAAATACGAGATGATTTGAAGTCTTATTGTTGTCTATCTTCACCTTTTTCAAGATTTTAGAAATCTCTTCTTTACCATCTTGCTTTTCGCTTTGTTTCAGTGGTCTGAATTTGTCATCATCTGCTTGTTTATAGTAAAGTTTTATATGGCTGTCGAAAAGATGTGCCTTATTAACAATTTCGGCACTCTTGTCTGAAAGATCAATTAAAAAGAGGATTTTACCGTCCAAAAAATCAAAAATGAAATTTTTTTCATAGTGTTTTTTCACCAATTTAGCAAATGAATTATTTTTGTCTGTATGTTCAAACAAATAATTCACAAGAGAGAGCTCCTTTTTAAATGGTAGTGTCTCGATTATATGTTCAATTAGCCACGTCCGTTTTTTTGCAACGCTGATTTGAATAGCTGAGGATAGTTCTTTAATTGCATCAATAACAGGTGAGTAATTAAAATAAAAATCTTTGTTTTTGTCTTTTAATTGCCCTTTAGACGACATTCCAATGTTGTAATTTAACTGCATTGATTCAAATAACCGTTTTGATGGAGTGGTTGAACTATTATTTGTAGCGACGTTACTTAAACCAAGCAATTTATCAATCTTCGCAGACTTATTCTCAATGGTCTTTGGTGCTTGATTTAGCACATCAATTTTCAATGGCTTATGTTTTAATGGTCTCATTTTGTCATACAATGTAGTATAATATTCGTCAAATTCTTCTGGTTGAAATACATACAAATTTTTGACATTTATGACAAATCCCTTCTTTCCAAATTTATCCGATATTATTTCCGTTCTGTTATTCACAAGGTGTGTAAGAGCACTGTATATTTTTTCAGGAGATTTATGATTAATTTCAAAAAAATCCACAAGTTCTTCAAACGAATATACATGCTTCTTTAAAAAAAGTTTTTTAATTTGTTCAATGAGTTGATTTTTTACAGTGTGTTCGTACGAATATGTTGTTTTGTCTTCTTTATCACTTTCTTTAGAGACGTTGTTAACACATTTATAGTCACAATCTTCTTGATAGTCACAAACTAAAGAAAATGTTTTATCTTTTACCGGATATTTTGGAATTTTTATGTTATTTGTCGATATTTCTATCTCTCTCAGTTTTTCTGTCAACTTTGAAAAGTGTTTCTGATTTTCATTAATAATGCAGTCCACGCTTATAGATTTCAACACCCTTTGAACCATTCCTATTTTTTTCGCCTTTTCTTCGCATCTTCTATAAAGCATCAAATCAATCAATTCTTCATTCTCATCTATATAACTCCCGTGCATGAAAATCTGACAATTGCGTTTCGCAAGAGGAAGTGTTTTGTGACTACAATTACGGATAGCGCGCCCAACAATCTGATCCATACGATTCAGATTGTACCAAGGCTCTAGAATGTGCACCTGACGAAGATTTTTAAAATCAATCCCTTCACTCCCAGCTTGTGTAATCAAAACAACTTTACACAAGTCACCATCTTTGTTTTCCTCTTTATTGATCACCTTGATCTCGCCGGCATTGTTTTTACTATAAATTGGATCTCCGGTGATCATAGAATATTTCCCTTTGAATTTGATTTCTTTTGTCTTTTTCCCAGAAGGCGAAAATAAGTTATCACTTGAGTTTAGACGTCCCAATCCAATTTCTTCAAGTGCAAGAGCAATAGGTATCAACCCCGAATCTTTATACTGAGAATATATCAATATTGTGCCGGTAGAGTTAATAATAAGGTCCAGCATTCCTTTTATTTTTGCACTATAAGTTCCTATTTTATCATAATCAAAAATGTCATTATCCTTGTTGATATATCTGTATTTTGAATCCTGACTTTTTGTCACTATGCTCAGTAACCCATTTTTTCCATTCAAGAATTCACCATCTTTGCTCCCAGGATAGCAAATATTAAGTGAATATATTGCATCATGAAATTCTTTATATCCGGACGCAACGTTTTCTTCATTTTTATCTTCTATATCCTCTTGTAAATTTGATGATTTGCGAAGATTTTTCGTAAAGAACTCGTATCCTTGTCTTTGAAACTTACTCATTTCTGATAAATACACATCTAAAAATTGTATCCCTTGATCAATAACTAGACCATTATATTGTTTTTGTGGGTATTTAAACTTGAATATACTTGATTGACTATCATAGTCACCAGGATATATTTTGAATGGGAATAAATATGGATTTTCGCCCCGAACAAAAGACACATAACTGTTCGCTTTAAGCATAAGGGTTTTTTTCCCAACCTCTTCACCTTCTTCATTAACTAATAATTTTCCGACCTTGTCAAATACCTCACTCGATTTTATTGCTGACAACCCATCATTACTTCTTAATATATTTAGAAGGAATAAGATTTCCCTCGAGTCATTATACATAGGTGTTCCAGTAAGCAAGAGTATTTTGTTCTTTTTAACATTCGCAGTCAATAATTGTATATACTTTGCGATTTTTTTATCGCCGTCGTTACCATTAATGCGAATATTATGGGCTTCATCAATTACCAGCAAAGAATTCCCGAAGTGTTCATTTAATTTTTTCTTGACAACATTCTTGTATTTCTTCTCGTCGCTCACTTTTACATTTCGTACAATATTGTGAATTAAATTCGCGAATTTTTCGTACCCTAAAAAATGATAATGTTTGTTAATGTTTTTGTTAATTTTTTTAACAATCATTTCTTTTGTCATGTTCTGAAGATCATAGTTTTGTAGTTCCTGCAACAAATTAGGACCAACGCAACTATCTAAAGTCCATATATCATTCTTTTTTATCAGTTTATCTTGATCAAATAACTGAAATTTAAAATTTTCCTGTACATTGGCACTCGCAATGATCCAAATTTTATTAAAGTAGGGATTGTATTTGTGAACATTGCGAAATTGTTCTGAAACACCGATTGCTGTACACGTTTTTCCTGTTCCCATCCCATGATATAACAAAATTCCGTTATATGGTGTATTGGGGTGAATGAAGTTTTTGAGAAACTCCTGATGCGGAGAAAGAGTGAATTCGTCTTGTTGACACAATTTGTTATTTTTATCCAATATGGCAATTTTTTTTTTAGGAACTAAATACTGATATTTAAACTCTTTTTTTAACGAGATTTTTTTTTGAAATCTTGGGTCATTGACACTCGGATATTTGAATTTGGTGACATCATTAGTTTCTTGTCCACTCATATTTTATATATACAAGTTATTATTTATCAATAATTGAACATTTTTTAATATTGTTAATTTTTCATGGTTATAGCTTCTAATTTTCATATTACATTCATCATAAGAAAACCATTTCATATCACCAATTTCTTCTTCTTGAAAATTGTTTTCGCAAAGCGATTTCTTGTAATCCATTTTGCAAATATAGTATTTGTGTTTGTACGACTTGGCGTTTGAACCCGTAAAGATTTCTTCAATAAACCCAACATTTTTTATCATGATTAGATTTTTAGAAGAATAGCCGGTTTCTTCTTCAAATTCTCTTATTGAACACTCATAATCATTCTCCTTTCCACTGCGTCTTCCTTTGGGAAATCCCCATTCGGGTTCATTCCACTTAACCGATTGTGTAAATAAGTAAGGCTTCTCATTCTTCACATAAATAAATTTGTCATTAATTTTTGAGTCAAACTTTTCATTTTTTTTATTCCACAGATTAGACCATAATTGAGAATATTCATTATTCAATATTCCATCAATTTCATAATGAGTCATCTCGGCAACAAGTTGGCGAATATGAAAATCATTGTAAATATTGAATTTACCCCTTAAAAATTCTACATATCCTAAGCTATCTTTGCGTCTAACAAGTAAATATTCGTTTTTTCTACGTTGGGTATTATACCGGTAACAAATAATTCCAAAGCTCATAATGGGGCGCTTACAAGAAAAAAACAGGTGACCTTGCATCCCGCAATTATTGCAAACATTTTTCCTTTTCCATTTTTTCTTATCATTAACACTAAAACTCATATATTTTATTATTTGATACAAAATGCTATGAATATGTGTTTAATTTATAATAGTAGTATATACTTTACACATTCATGGTAAATTTGAATATTAATAAATATTTTGTTTGCGAATGTCTAGAACATTATCTCTCGCAATTAGCTCATCATTACGTTGCCAGTAAGTCAAATAAAAAAAAAATAATCGATTTGTTTTACAGCCTTCCGTTCTTCTTTTTTGATACGACTGTTCAAAGCATTCTCTATAAATCTATACAAAAAAACAATGTGAAAACGCACATTGATTCTAATATTGATATGAGACGATTGTGTCATAATATTTACGAGGATTTTTGTTCAAAATTGAACTATCCTTACAAAGATTACGAAGAGTTTTACGATAGTATTCATTTTAAAATGACAAGCGACAAATATTACATGAAAAAGACAAAACAAAAACACATTCACAGCTTCATATTTTCTATTCTATTCATTGGAATTGTATGCGTATATTATTGTCTTTCAAAAAGATTATATCCATAATTATATAATGAGTATAAAGTTGTGGATTGTTATCATTTGTTCAGTGATTCTCTACAACATTTATTATGAAAAAAACATACTGGTAAAGTTGAGTAAATATAAAAAGTATTATAAAATGTCAATTGTGATTATTATGGGCTTTGGCGCACTTTCTATTCTAAATAAGTCTCCTAAGATGAATTATGATAACATGAAAACGTTACAAGAATTCATACAGGTTATGCCAATTGATCGTCAATCTAAAGACTTGTTAACTCCGTTTCTCTCTAGTAACTCGCCAGCAGGTATGAACAATTATACTTCAAGGCAGCAAACGTCAATACGCAAAATAGAAAGTTCTGGTTCAAAAGGAACAAAAAGAAGTGTCAGCGAAACTAAAAAAAAGTACGTGGCTTCTCAACAAAACTGGATATGCAATAAATGTAATCAAAAACTCAACCATACGTTCGAAGTAGATCATAAAGTACGTCTTGAATATGGTGGGACAAACGAGGTTTCAAATCTGGAAGCTTTATGCCGCGAATGTCATGGACAAAAAACTTCATTTGAAAATTTTTAATATTAACTATTTATAGTTATGAGCAGCAGTTCTACATCATCCAGTATAGAAAAAACGTTGGGTGTTTTTAACACGATTTTCTCTACCACGAAACAATTGCTCATTCGCAAGACGTTACTTCTCATCTCCTTCGTAATATTATTTGTATTATTTCCCAGTATTTATTATTTATACACTTTCAAATTATTCAACATTGTTCACGAGTATCCAATTTTGTCAATATTTTTAACTTTACTTTCTATCTTTTCTTGTTTGGTAATCATTTTATTGAAATTTGAAAAACAAAACACATCGTTTGATCTTAATATTCTCTACAAAATACTCTATAATCTAATGTATGTAGGTGCCATAATTTTGCTTTTCTCCTTACTTTTTCATGTATCCAAATTTTTTGTCTACAACAGCAACTCCGCTAGTATATTTCTTTCATTTATTTTATTGACACTATTTTTATCTCTACGAAATAGTTTTGAAAGAGATTCGAAAGAATCGTTTGACGACGACATTTTGGATATGAAAGATGATTTGTTTGTAATTATAAAAAACGTCTTATTCTTGATACCTTGCTACATTGTCGATTTCTTAGAGTGGGTTCAAAAAAATGTTTCGGGAATACCAAAACCCTCTTACATACTGAGTGTATGTATTGTTCTAGTAATTGTTTTATTTATCTTGATACCTATGTTAAACTCTTTTATAAAGAGTACAAGCGGACTCACATTTGTTCAGAAATCAAAAACTCTTGAAAAGCCAGTATTGTTCATGACACAAAAACAACTCAAAGACAAATTAATTGATTCCAAACCATTCCTCAGGCGCAATCTACTACGAAAAAATAATGATTTCAAAGGATATCTTGAAAAAGATAGTGGCTCAATTTCAGACTTGAACAAAGTGAAAAATATAGAAGGGTTCGACAAAACAATTCATTTATTAGACAGGCGCATAATATATGATGACGAAATAAACAGCTTGAGTACAACTGAAAAGACACTACTTGAAGAAGAGATGAAAAAAAACAAATTAACATTGGACGATTTTAAGAGTTTTGAAACACTAAAAAAATACATATTATCTTTAAGACAAGAAGACAAATACTATGAACTATTGTACAAAATTGGTGAATACAACAAAATGAAAAACGATTTTATTTACCAAGAAGCAAGTAGTTTAGTTAATTTGATCAATCGCACAAATCATATTCAGGATTATAATTATCATTATGGCATATCATTTTGGGTATATTTTGACCCACAAATACAAACTATAAAAACGAGAAAGGACAAGCGTGGCTTCATCATGACATATTCGAATTCACCGAAAATATTTTACGATTATGATACAAAAGAACTGAAAATAAGCATTGATTATTGCGAAAATCAAAATAATCGATGTTCTGAAAATATTATTTACAAGACAAAAGAAATTCTATATCAGAGATGGAATCATTTTGTCATAAACTACAATTATGGCACTCTTGATTGCTTCATTAATAACAATCTTGTAATGACAAAAAGTAGAGTTGCTCCGTATATTGAAGACGCGTTTTTGCAATTTGGTAGCGAAAATGAACCGCTGTATAACTGTGGTATCTGCAACATAAAATATTTTGAAGTGCCGCTTAATCTTCCAAGTATAGGCGAAATTTACAAAACAAAACAAATTCCGTGTGATTCATAAATTGGAAGTATTTTTAATAATTTATTATTATATAATATATAATAATGAAATTGTCTTTTTTAATTCAAATGATGCTTCTATTGGTGCTGGTGATAGGTGTTTATTTACTGTTCACGAACAGCATAGAAGGAAGAATGAAACTCATCATGATCGTTTTCTGTCTTGTTGTAGGTATTTATTTATTCATGAAATTGCCGATGTTCAAAGACAATAATGAGATTTTATCTTCCCCACAAAGCGCTAAAAACCAATACATTATAAAGGGTGAAGAACTCAAGAAGAGTGATGGACCGATTGGATTGAGTTGTTGGATTTATATTGATAATTGGAATTACGAATATGGTACAGAAAAAACAATTATTGAATCTGATAACATTTACTTCCCGAATATCACTTTAGGCGCATATAAAAACGATTTGAATGTCTCTGTTAGCGTATACGGAGAAACTGGTAGTAGCGTTGACTATACAAGTGACCAAGCCCAAGCCCAATTGAGGTATGAATTAGATAATAATGGGTATGATGATTATGCGAACACTGACATCATGGATTGCTCTTCGGCAACAAACACGATAACAAAGACCGATACTTCCACCGATGATACTAATATTCCCTGCCCAAGTGGTGTAGCACCGCAAACTGTGACTATACAGAATATAAATATTCAAAAATGGGTAAATGTTCTTGTTACATTCAATAACCGAACATTGGATGTGTATATCAATGGCAAGTTAGTAAAATCAACACCATTCAATAACATTATTATTAATGGGTCCGGTTACAAAGATGATGTTAATATTACTTCAAATAATGGGTTCGGTGGGTTTATTTCCAAAGTTCAATATTTCCCTTATTTCATCACTCCAGCAAAAGCATGGTCAATCTATAGAGGTGGTTTTGGAGATGCGTTTGAGAGCGCTCTGAACAAATATAATTTGTCTGTTTCGTTCTACGAAGATCAAGTTGAAAAGAAAAAGTTCCACATATTTTAGATAAATTTGTTGAAACTTTGGCATAGTATTATATGAATAATATTATTATAGTATATATATAATATTCAAGAATGAACAATCCATTTACCAAAAACGAGAACAACAATCCGTTGACAAACAAAATTAAAGAAACGACGAACAAGACCAAGCAGTTCGCAAAAAACACCTTTAATGCTGCTAAAGAACTCGGACAGAAAACAACCAATACACTCAAGACTGAAGTAAAAAAGGCATCAAACTCAGTAAAAGCAACTGCTAATTCATCGCAAGTATATCAGGCAGTGAAACGAGGAAATAACCGCACATCAATGTTTATCCAAGACTTTGCGGAGAAGAATAGCACAGTATCTAAATTTGTCTTCATTTTGTTCATTATTATCTTGTTTGGTCTTCTCATTCGTGTAGGAGTCTATATTATTTCATTATTTACGTTGCCAAGCAAAAATCCCATCATCGTAAATGGACTACTTCCTACAAATTCTTTGACAATGTATCAAGTAAATCCGTCATTAGCAAATTCAAAACCAATATTGCGTTCAGTAAACGAAAGTCAAGGCATGGAATTTACATGGAGTACATGGCTATTTATTGATAACGCAAGTTCGGGTAATAATAATAACCCTAAAAGAATATTTTCCAAAGGCGGAAACAGCGAAACTGGCGAGGTATTTGCAATGAATTCGCCTGGATTATACTTATATGACGGGACAACATCAACATCAACATCCAATACAAATTCGCTCACTGTAGCAATGACAACATTTGATGACCAGGAGAATTCTGTGGGAACAGGCACTCTCGGAAAAATAGAAAAAATAACAATAAAAAATGTTCCAATACAAAAGTGGGTAAATATAATCATACGCGTCCAAAATAGAACTATTGATATTTATGTCAATGGTGTCATGTCTTCTAGGTATAATTTATCCCAAGTTATCAAACAAAACTATGGCGACATATTTGTGGGAGATGACGCAAATGGAATGAACGGATTTATTTCTTCGCTTCGTTATTTTGATCACGCAATTGGTAACATGAAAATAGAAGAAATTATTCAGCAAGGTCCAAATCTCAAAGCAATTGGCGACCAAAATCAAGAAACTATGCCCCCTTATTTGGCAACTCGGTGGTATTTAGATAATGTTCAGTAAATATACAGATGTACAGACTATTTTATGTAATTTTGAATTTTGTAGCTATTTTCATCACATTATTCACTAATACTTCTGTTTACCGACCAAGGTATTGGTTATATAAAGTGATATTGATACATATTTCTTCATTTTTGATATTGAATAATATGAGTAATAAAATCATCAACCACATAATACTACCAATATTGTTATATTTGAATATTGCTATATTATTGATAGTTCAATACAGCATAAACAAAAAGGCATTTTTTTCATTCATTATTTTAATATATTTGTTATTGACATTTCACTTTAAAGACTTTAAATTTAAAGATGGTATTCTGATTAAAATGAATAAAAAATGGATGTTCAGTTATATTATATTATTAAGCATATGGTATTTATTACTTCCTAATGAATGTGTAACATTATATTCTAAATCGGGTTTGGTTATATTGATATTATACCCACTATTGTTTCCATTAGAAGAGTATTTTATACACCGCGCGATCTCTTTGTCAATTTGTAGCGCAATTCATTGGTATTTATTTTCAAATGCGAACTAAACTAATTACCCAAAGAAGTCTGTGATCATTCTGTTATTTTGCGCCTTATTGTTATTAATTGTAATATACTTTTTGAACAAAAGGGCTTCCACCTCTTTATCTTTAAGAGTCTGAATTTTTTTAATCGTCTTTTCTTCGTCATCTGAATTCTCCATCAACGTGTGTATTTTCTGTTTGAACATTTTCGCTTTTTTCTGAAACTGTGGCATGTCAAACAAGACTAGCGAATATATTTGTATAACAGGTTTCATAATCTGATTTGTTATATAAAATCCATAATCAATTTTCAGATTTTTCTCAGTGATATAGTCCGGAAGTTCGATCTTGTTTCCTTGCAATTCTTTCTTGTTTTTAGAATAAATATAAACATAAGGAATGCGGTCTCCGGCGCGCGGCTTGTTACCTGGCTCACGAATACCAATCCGGTCGGCAAGTACCTTGTGAGCAATTTGCTGAGGACATTTGTAAAACGAGCGCAGCGATTTGCTAATAATCAATTTGTCCATTCCAATTTCTTCATTCACAATCTGATTCAACATATTGTCCAAGAAGTCAATCGATTTATTGATGTTTTTCTCTTTCATTAGGATATCAATGATTCCACCATATACGTCTTTTACAATTGGGGCATTGTCGCGACGTTTTAATACGATTCCCATTGATTTACGTTTACACTTATGGGGGTCTTCTTCATAAAGCATACCAACATATCTTTTCTTTGAAATCAGACAAAACGGCATGAATGTTTTTTCGTATTCCAAATCATGTGGGGCTTTTAGAAACTGAGTTGCTAACTGACCAGCTTCTTTCGCCAAATCAATTGTCACTTCTAATGCTTTTTGACCTCGGACATCCTTGTTTGTATTGGGATCTTTCAAGTTGAAAGTGAAGAATACTGAATCTGTATTATGAACAATCATATTCCCAATTCCAGCGGCAAAATGATGATTATCGGTTGTCAAATCATACACATAGTCGTCATAATCATCTAAAGTCATCATTTTTTTAATTTTATGACCTGTTGTTTCAGAACATTCCGAAGATAACATAAAACTGCTATTTGAATCTTGTGATACAAGTTTATATTTTGTATCATTTACACTGTATTTACGATGAATATATTTTGCCATTTTAATATGATTGCTCGGAATAGACAAGTCAAACTCGTCTTGTACAAATGTTGAATTTGGCACTTCATTGCTAAAATTATCTTTACATGGATGATGCAACAATTCTGTGCCGATTTCACAATCTTTTGGTGAAATTTCAACACCATCGTTTCTAATAAGAGAATGGTCGTCCGTGACATCGACACATCCTGTGTGTGTTAAAATCCTCATCATTTTCTTTTCGCTTGCTAACTTATGACGAATAATTGTTTTCAATTGAGTCCATGAATTTTCCGTCCATGTATATATATTCTTATCTGTAAGCTCAATGTATTCTTTTGTTTGTTTGCCTGGTTCTACACACTGCTTCCAGTTATCATTTCCATATTTTTTTCCAAGTTCATCAATCTGAATGATCTCAAATTCCCCGTTTATTTTAACATAAATTGGTGTATAGTTTGCAACAGAATCTCCATAAATATACTCCGCATTGATTTTCATATTACCATGCTTGGTGTCAATATTGACATTATTGTAAACACTTTCTATCATATCTTTGGCATAAATCAACAACTTTCGTCCAGTTGCCGTGGTTGACGCCGCAATATCCATCTCGTAAAATGTGCTTGTTTTCGCACCACATTGACCGTACAAACTATTCGCAGTCACTTTAATGGAAAGTTGGCGCTTATCCAGAATATTTTTCATAAATGGATCGCTTTCTTTCCCCATTTGTTTTTTGGTCGCTTTACGAGCTGAAAGAAGCTCTTGTAAAATAGATGGCAAGATTGCTCTCCCGTGTTCGGGAAACTGAGCGTATCGACAGATTTTATATCCAGTCAAAACTTTTGATAACTTACTACTTGTTCCACCAAGTCGTTTAAACGCGAACGTATCGTATTTAATATCAACGTATTTGTAATTAGACAAATTATCATATTTGAATTTGCCGTTTTTATCCACAATACCTGTCTGATGAAGCAAATTATGATTCAAATTGTATGATTTTGTCCATACTTTGGAGTCGTGTGATATATTTTCTGAAATAATTGATGATGGATACAGCGAACTGTAATCAACGCACGCCACCGGATTGTCAAGATAAAGACCGGTTTTGGGTTCTAGTACAATCGCACCTTCATACAAATCTGAAACATTACCGATGCTGATTAACGGCATCAATGTATCTTTTTCACGACATTTTTTAGCCACATAAGATGTCAACTTGACTCCTTGTCCTCTCAACATCAAGAAACTGATGGGAACCGAACAAATCTTACTCATCTCAATGTATGTTGTCATGATGTCAATCTTTTGGAAAATTTGATGCACAAGATTACAATCCTGAATACAATATTTGGCAATGATGCCCTTCTCGTTTGGTCCTTCATTGGTCATTCGGAAAATATCCTGAGGCGTCACATCATCTTTCGCCAGACCCCACTGGATTGTTTGGTTTTCAACTCCTTCCAGTTGTCCTTCCATGACAAAACCATTGTCGTTAATATCAACTACCTTGAATTTCTTACCGTTCTGATACAATTCATTAGAATGATTCAAGATCTCAAAGTGGACGAAGCAGTTCATACTGATACCTTTTGTATTTTTTGTGTGAACAAAACACTGGTTCGTTTCCTCGTTGTTTTCATATTTTGAAACTTTATCGCTAATCAAATAAGATGAAACGTAATCAAGTTTGTAAGATGGGAGAATAAACTCTTTTCTCATATAAGTAAATACATCAATTTGAAGACGCCCGTCCATTTGCGGGTATTTCAAATCATACGCACCCGTTGCCAACACAATCTTTGTTTGACTCAGTTTAACTTCTTCGTCTTCCGAAAATGATTCGTGTTTTCTAGACAAATTCATAAATTCTTCAACGCAGTTATTCTCTTTCGCACGGTCAAACATAAACGGGTAATCAAAACCGAAAATATTGTATCCAATAATGATATCCGGGTCTTCTTCTTGGATTAGGTCGGCCCATGCCAACAAGACTTCTCTTTCTGTATCATAACATTCTATAACTTGAGTATTAGTGTCATGATTCGTGGTTTCTCCCAAACAAATACAATGATTCAGCTTGCTATTTTCTTGTCCATAAGACACGAACGTCGACCCGATAAATGTGACATAATCTCCTTCAAGATGAGGAAAGTGTTGGTTGAGCGTAATCGTCAAATAACCCATCTTTGTTTGATTATCATAATTAGAATCATTCAAAATAGATTCAATAGTTGTTGTTTTTGGATTCTTCACTTTTGGTTTAATCTTTTTTTTGGATTTTGTTGTGGTTATTTCTTCACAAATGTCAATTCCTCCTTGTTCAACTCCGGTCTCGTCGCCACCGTCAAACGCACCCATATAATCGTCTAATGTATTTGCGACAATAGACGCCGCGTCTTCATCGTTTAATATTACCGAACATTGAATAAATTCTTCAAAGTTCTTTTCAAAATCGTCTACTGTATATTGTTTATTTTTGACATAACAATTGTCAATAGAGATATCATCCCCAAAAGCGAAGGTACTTTTCAACAAATAATATAGCATTTTCTCTGTGCCATATTCAGAAACCTCATCATCATTCAACTGGATGTAGTCCAGAATATCATAAGCAACTTTTTTGTAGTTTTTAATAGCGGTCGGAAAATCGCCGTGACTACTGGAGGCCTCAATATCAAAACTACAAATTTTGTAAGGAACAATTGTTTCTTTTTCGGGCAAACTATCAATATCTGTACAATTCGCTGTAACTTCAATATCGACCCTTGTTTCTTTTTCGTCATCTTCGGTCAAATCATAATTGCTAATTTCAATCCATCCAGATGGGGAAATATCTTGAATGTGAAAGAACCGTAACATTGGTGGAATCATAATCTCGTACAGTTGTGTAAATGTTCCTTTGAACTCTACGCCTTTATTCAGCCTTTGTTTTTCTTTATCATAAAACAACGATTTAAATTTATAAAACAGTGACATATTTTTACAAGTAACTTTGATGAAATTGTGTTTTTTATTCGCATCAAAGTTATAGAGAGTTTTGTGACGAACCAATTTCGCCTCTTCAAGATCATTTTTTAGAGTTTTCAACAAAGAATAGTCGCTTTTGTAGGTCTCGCGAATATGTTCAAAATAATCTGTTACATCACAATCTGTCCAGTTGTGACCAACTTTGATATAGAAGAACGGTTTGAAGTCATCTATTTTTGCACAATATGTTTTCCTATTTTCGTCAATTCCATAGATTGTAATAATAAATTCATCTTGCTTGTAACTAGATACGGTGAAATCTACACACCGAAATGAAATGGTTTCTTGTTTGTTGACAGAACAAGCCATGTTATCAACTAATGAGGATTGTATACATTACTTGATAAGTCGTTGCTAAATCAATTTTATTAAGATTACTAAATTCGGCGTTTTTTGCGCGAGTTGTTATCTTTTTTATTTTTAGAAAATATCCCTTTTCTTTTTTTTGGTTTGCGCGACACATCTTTCTTCACCACCCGCGGCTTTTTTGGCATTCGTACTCTTTTCGGGATTCTTACTTTTTTAGTAGTATTTTTTTTTTTAACATTTATAAATGGCAGTTTTTTGCTTATATACTTGTCAAGATTTAACGAATCGCCTATTTGACTTCCACGTAAAAAATTGTGGTCGTTATTATTACTCACATTCATGTTATTTCCGCGATTATTCGTATTATTCATATTGTCACCAACTTTAAGACGCTTTCTTGAAAATAGACGCGGTGGTGGCTTTGTTTTCAATAAATTAGACTCAACAAATTTGACAAAATTGTCCATTGTCCTTTCTTGTTCGAACGGAACAATTTCACGATTATTTACATTCAAAATCATGGGGAATCCATCAACTACATTTTTAATAGGATGATTTATGTGTGGTAGTTCTTCGCCGTTGATTTCATAAATATTTGCCGGTTTATTGCGCATTTTTTCTTTCATTTGTTCCCATTGAGGTTTCATTGTCGTACAATGAGGGCAGTGATCGCTGTAAATAAGAACAGTTCCGTACGATTTCTTCTTGTTCAATTGGTCCAAGAGAGTTGGGTTGTCCTTATTTACTTCGTATATTTTTATCATAATATATATATAATCAATATTATTATGATAGCTAAAATAATATTTGCGTTTTTGATTGCGGTTTTAATTTTCTTTTCAATCGACAAAATGCTAATGATGATAAAAAAGACAAACATGGACTCCATGAAAGGAAAAATAGAAGAACCATTCGTTTCCGGTAATTGTCCTACAACAATGATTAAAAAGGGAGATAAAATTATGCTTTATAATCCCGAATTAGCAAAAATCCCAGGTGTAAATCCGTTAATTATGGATTCTTTGAAAGATTATAAAGAATATGTCAAATGGCAGCGTGCCAGTGGCTTAAAATGTCCTATTTTACATTTAGAAAAGGCATATGACGCGCAAGGTAACGAACAATATGAAATCAAGCGTTCGTTTGCTGGGGCAGATCAAGATTTACAAGTCGGTGCGTTAAATCATAACTTGCCGGTGACACAAAAAGAGCCGAAAATAGAACTGTTGCTAGACGCTCAAGCTCAAAACAATGCGAATTATAATCAAAACCAGTTACCAGCATACGACCCGTATAATCAAAATGTCGGCAGAATGACGCAATTGGACATAAATGGTGGAATTGGAAGTTGCAGTTCTTAATTAAATACGTTTAACGTCTTTTACGAGTATTTTTCTTTGACTTTTTTGAAGCAGAATGAAAGCGAACCTTTTTGCCTGTTTTCTTGCCTTTTTTACTTTTTTTGGCCTTTTTAAGATGTTTCTTGGATTTTCCTTTCTTGGTGTGCTTTTTGGTGGTGCGTTTGGGAGCACCGCCTCCTTTTACTGTGCTTTTCGTTTCTTCTTCTGCTGCTGCTGGTGCTGCTGCTGGTGCTGCTGCTGGTGCTGCTGCTGGTGCTGCTGCTGGTGCTGCTGCTGGTGCTGATGCTGGTGCTGATGCTGGTGCTGATGCTGGTGCTGATGCTGGTGCTGATGCTGGTGCTGGCGCGGTACTCTTA